GTTGGGTGGAGCAAGATAGTGGGTGTGGAGTCCGGTTCCGGTTGCCACCGCAGCACCCTCGCTAAAGATGTACGGCATTTCTGGGGGGCGCTGATAATGGATCTCGTACATGACGTGATGGAGGTGGGCGAGAAAGAGCTTGACTGCATAACGCTCGGAGCGGAGATGAATTCTCGCGGGAGGGAGTTTGCCCTGCTCGTACCATTTCCGTGCCTCGGTGTCGGCACCGAATTTCTTCTCGGCGAGCGCTGCTTGGGCCTGCGGAGCAAACAGTCCCTGCTCGTTGCGGCGAATTTCCAACTCCTTTCGAGCCTTGTAGATGGCTCCGTAGATGTCGTTCTCGTTGGACGAGACCTTGACGAAGCTCTCGCCAATCAACCAACAGAGGCGCTTGAGTGCCCCGTTCCAGGGGCGTTTGGTTTTGGGTTTCCACTTGAGTGTTGGGTCCAGTCCGGCGAAACGCCAGATATGGCCAGCGGTGGGGGCCTTGGTGATGTCGATGTGAGCGAGGAGGCCAGCGGTGATAATCGGGCCAATTCCGCAGATACTTCTCGCCCACTCTCCTACAGGGTGGGCAGCGGAATATGCGTCCAGGGCCCTGGCCACTTGGCTCTCCAGGGTCTCGCGTTGGAGCATCAACCAACGCATGGTATCGTGTGGCTCGGCACCTGCTGCAAGGGTTCGTTCCTGGTGTGCGGCGCGAATGCGATCTCGCTGCATTGCATAGTAGCTATCGACCAGAAATCTCGCTTCGCCTGGAGATAGGGTCCTTGCGGCGTTGCGGAGATCACGGGTAAGACGTGCGACGGGATCGAGCTCCAATCCGAGAGGTGCGTCTTTTGGGGGAAGGGACATGGAAACTACTCCGAGGTAATGCTCATGTGAATGATGGGAGCACCGCTGGCGTCGAATGCAAGCTCGGCGATGTAACTTTCAGCGACGGAAAGCACTGGAGCAATATCCGGCGCGTAGGTGATGCCGGGGAGTGGTCCGGCCTTGCCTGGCTTGGAACCGACATAGCCGAGATGGAATTCGGACTCGGCGAGGAGTTCGTCCAGGTCGAATCCGCTGTCTGCCATATCGTCGGTGAGGTCCTCGTACTCGGACTCAGGAATGGCCTCGGGGGAGATGAGTACCATGATTGCGTACTCGTCATATGGGTTGTCTGGCTCGGGGCGAAGAGTTATCTCGATCCCTGAGGGGAGATGCGCGAGAACGGCCTTGGCAGGGGGACGGAAGTGCATGCCGACGAGGGTGGATGTGCAGTTGGTTTGCATGGTTAGGACTCGTTTTGCGAGAGAGAATCTAGGATAACGAGAATGCTGTAGCTTAAGGCGCTGGCAGCAGAGCGGCGACTTGCCAGGTCAGGGGCAACAGCGGCAATGAATGTTGCTGACAGTAGGACGAGGATCTGCGCTGAACGCTCTGGATCGTTGTCAGCGATGGTAAGGATCTGGTCAATGATGTCTTTGCACTCGTCTGGGAGAACAGGGCGTTTCATAGTAAGGACTCTTTGGCTGTCGTGAAGTTCTGTTGTGCGCGTAGCGCGTCTCTGTGGCGAAGAAAATCCTCTACACCACTCTCGATGCGAGCGCATAGCTTTTCAGCCACTATCAGTTCTTTGCCAGGAAGAGCAAAGCTAGCAATGACCCCAACAACAAGCGCTTGGAGTACGACAAGAGTCTGCTCTGGAGCCATGCTGTTGTCTGTGAATCTTGCGACGGCGTCGAGTACGAAAGCTATATCACGCTTATCCATGGAAGTTCTCCGTTCAGGGCCGAGGTAGATCGTAGGGGTTTCCGCACTCGCCACACATAATCGTGCGTTCGACTTTGGTAATGTGGTTGCGGAAGATCCACCAACCAGTGTTCTCGCAAAACTCGCACTCCCAGGGCCTTCCCTCATCATCCTCAGTGAGTTCCCAGGGTTTGTTGTTGTCGGTTGGTTTGGGTGTTGCTGAGGATAGCTGGATCTGATCGGCTATGAATGTCACGAGGACCTCCCCTCAATTGTTGGAATTCCCTTTGACCCCTCAGTCCAACCGATCTTGTGAGATAGCTCAGAGTTAAGTCCTCCGAGCGCCGTGTAGCGAGTGGAGAACAGGGAGTAGAGCGGGAGCTCGACATTGAATACTGGGTGGCCCTGAGGTGCGAAGCGATAGAGGCGAGCGCACTCTTCGAGGGTGAGGTGGGATATTTTCTGCTTCCACACTTCTAACTCAAATTCGGTCAAAGGTTTTGGCATGATTGCCTCTGGAGGTTATGGGAGGGGACCGCCGAGCGGATTGTTGGTGGGGAAGGAGCTTGCGAGAATGGTGTTGTCGGTTTTGAGGGACCGAGTGCCGGAGCGAGGGTCGAGAGTGGCGTTGCCGGTCCAGACAGAACCTGTGGATCGCATGTCCATGGCAGCGGAGCCGTACTGTAGGAGGCCGCTGGCACTGGTCGGTGCGGAGGATTTGTTGTTGGTGACAGTAATGTTGGTGCTGTTGACGACTGAGAGGCCTCCACGCTCTTGGCCCAGGAGGCTCTGGTCGAGAACGTTGTTGTAGGTGGTGTTGGCAGTGACAGTAATTCCGGTGCTGCTGAAAATGTGAATCGCTCGTCCGCCGTTATCGTGGCTGGTATTGGCACTAACCAGACTCTTGTAGGGATAAACGGTTCCGGCCGGGACGTTGGGATTGTTGCCCTGAGTGTTCAGGAAGTCGTCGAGGATAATTCCGTTCCCATCTGTGTGGTTGGTGCCGGGCAAGTAAGTCTCAGCATTGGCGTAGGTGTTATTGTTGTTCACCTGGATGTGGTAGATGGCTGCAGTGTCTGCTGCAGTGGCAGTGAATGTCACCTTAGCGGGTTCGTAGATACTGATCGCTGAGGTCTGATACCCGTTGAACTTGGCACAGTCGTGAACTGTGTTGCCGATAAACCAGTACCAGTCCTTGTACACTGCGGTGATGCCGCCACCGCCACAGTCGTGGACGAGGTTGTTGAGTGCCTGGGCATGGTGGCCATCGAACTCGAGACAACTGCCTCCGGTAGTTGGGGAGGCCACTTGGCCTCCGGTTCCGCCGTCGAGTTCGAGTCCGTCAAATATAACGTAGTCTGCGTTGACGTTGAACATGTTGTACATGGAGCCGGTAGCTTTGAGCTTGGCGCCACGAGGGATCGAAGACCGGTAGACGACGTAGCCGCTAACGCTGTTGGCGTTGCCGCCGTGGGCGAGGTAATTGTTGGCTGTGATGGGGTAGGTGCCAGAGGCGAGGTTGACACAATCGCCGGCAGCGAGCTTGCCGGAAGTATCGGCGGCGGAGATCGACGGCCACGGACTGGCCTGGGTACCGAGTCCGCCCCCTGTGGGGGCGATGTACCAGTTGCGCAGACACACGTATGAAGTGCTGGCTGGTGTGGTGGCTACAGGGGCTGGCGTGAGGGTGATGGTAAGTGTGCCGCTCAGGCAGGCTTTGTCTCCGTTGCTTGCAATGGTGCACGCACTTACTGGGGCTTGGCTGGAGGTTGGGGTTTGGGCTAGCGCGATTGGAGAGGTGGATGAAAGTAACACCCCGGCTCCGGACAGTAACACCCTCAGCACTGAAGTACGCATGGTTGGAACTCCTCTTTGCTGTTTGGTGCTGTAGACACCGGTTGGACTCATCAGACGACGCTTGACGTCGTGACGAGGAAGGGGCGAAGCCACTCCCCCGTTTCGTCCTAGTACTTGCTATCGTTCGCTCGCTCCGGCAGCCATAAGCACGCGACGAGAGTTGCGAAAATCGCTGGTGTAGATAGCTCTGATGGTGCGATCGCATTCGAGTTCCGCAATTCTGGCGTGGGCTTTGTCTAGGTGAATGAATGGACCGGCTTGATAGTCGGTGTCGCCCTGGGTATAGTTGATGTAGAAGAGCGGCACGGGAGGCTCCGAGGAAGAGGTTGGGCAGGCTAGCAGAGAACACTTGTGCGAGCGGCGGCTCGCATGGCATTGCTGATTTCAGCGGTCGGGCGCTCTGGATCATTATTCCACGCGGCGATGGCGAGGCGGGGACGGAATGTGAGGTACAAGTCGATATAGTTGTGGAGAACAACAATGGCCCGGCCTATTGGTGTGCAACCGTTCTCCACTTCTTCAGAGTTATAAATGATCGCTGCCGGATTGCCATAGACAGCAACAGATATTGCTCCGAGGGCACATACCTGATTATGCTCGTTCTCGAGCTCCCCTTTACATCCGCCATGACGCTCCATTATGTCGGCAGCACGGAGGAGAATGGTTCGCCAGAAACTCGAGTCGGGGAGAACGCCTGGCGTGGTGACTGGGGTTGCGTCGAAAGGCATGAGAGTGACTCCGCCGGTTGAGCTGTTGGTGGTTTGAGGTCTCGAAAGAGCTTTGCGATAGCACGCTCAGTTGCGTGGACGAGAACGGAATTATATAATGTACTATTGGGCATTTAACTTGGGCTCCGCGTGGAAGTTATGTAACGTTGGGACTGCCGGTTAGCTCTTCAGCGTAGGTGGGCTCCAGGCGGGCGAGTAGCTCTACCTGGGCGGAGGTCATGGTTCCGCACTCTCGTGCGTCGATTGCGTCGAGAAAGGTCTCGAACTGTGCGGCCACAAGTGTGAGGTGCGTGAGTGGTGGGAGGCGGTGGTAGCTGTGGGTGCCGCCGATATCAGATGGGTAGGATCGCGCTCGACGGGGGAGACGGTCTGGTTCGTCGATGAGAGCGTAAGCGCTGACGGAGCCTCTTGCCTCGGACTCGGTGTTGAATGCTTTGACCCAACGGCCGTCGTATTCGTTTCCTACGTGGATATACACAGTGAGGTGCTCCGAGTTAGTGTGAAGAGTTAAAGTAACACCTGGGGCGCTGCTTGGGCCTCAGAACTCGAGATGGTCGTTGGTGGCTAGCACATCGCGGAGCATTCCCGCAATGGTGGATGCACGCTGGGCTGTGGTATTTTTGTCGGGATGAGTAACAATGATGGATTGCTCGTCATTGATTTTGATGTAGCATATCCAACCGTGAGTACCATGCTTGGATAAAGTGGATGTGGTGATGTTTTGCATAGCAGGGCTCTCTAGTTGGTGGAGGTTGACGGATCGGTCCAGCTGTTGTCGTAGTCGATGGAGTTGAGCTCGGCAAGAAGTTGTTGGCGAAATTCCCGGCCGTCTGGCTCATTGGGCTCCTGATGGTAGATGAACAGTTCGAGTATTGTGGCTTTGTCGTTTGTCACGGCTTCGTGGCATGTGGTCCAGAGAGGAAGGACTTTAGTCATTGGATGTGCTCCGGATAGGGAACGCCGCTTGGCGTTCTTGGTTGGACGTAACATCATAAGAATAGTACCCGCGTACCCGCGCGTGTGGCGGCCTCCTAGGCGATCATGATCACCAGTTGTTCTGCGCCGTATACCTGGTGCGCGCCGCATTCGTCGCACTCGTATTCCTCGGCGTCGGGCTCTACCCCCTCGACGGCTGCACCGCAGGCCACGCAGAAACCTGGGTTGTCGAGAGTGATGATGCCACGCCGAGCGGCGTCGATGACACGTTCTGGGGTGATGCTGGGATGGACGATCATGAGAAGCTCCGTGAGGTTGGCGGTGAGTTAAGGTAACACCAATAGTTGGACGTAACACCCTCTGGCTAGGCGAACACCGCGATCGCAGCGAGGGTGAGTACAGTGATGCTGGAGAATAGCATCAGAATGAGCGCGGCAACGCGGGGCGCCATCGACTAGAACACTGCGCGGATGATGTTGACGATTACCGCCACCACGTATGAGGCGATCAGGGCGAGCAGGCTCCCGAGGAGAATTGTGGTCCAGGCGTGGGCGAGGGTTGCGAGAAGGGGAAGGGCGATGAGTGATAGCCCGGCGATGTACCAACGAACGGCGATCGATGGGAACGGGCTGTTGAGGCACGCGATCAGAACGCCGAGAGCGAACCAGAATGGTAAGGCTGGAGGTAACATGGGATGTGCTCCTGGGGGTTGTGACGACATGGAGTTGAGGGTAACACCGAGCTAAAGCCCTATATCGGTCAGGGAAAGGGGTTTGCGCTTGGCGCTGGTCTTGGTGGATGTTGCTGTGGGTGCCTTCGGCACCCCTCGATCAAACCCCGTTCCGAGGCAGTCGGGACAGCTTTTGCCGTTGGTGCGACGGTAGGCCGCAGCGAACCCGTGGCAGGTTGGACAATCGTCCCTGTGGCCTGCGGCTTGACGGGGCGGGAGGTAGTGGATGGTTGCGGCACCGCTGTTGGCCTTGCGCTCCGCGCCTGCTTCGGCTTCACGGTCGGCGGAGATGATGGTTTGTTCGGCGAGGGGAATAAGCAGCGCTGGGCACAGGTCAATCCACGGCACCGGTAACGTCATGGTGAGAAGAGGTGCTCCGGCCTCGGTGCTGCGCACTGCCAGGGTATGGGAAAAGAGCGGGTCTGACCAGATGCGGAAACACCTGGGACCGAGATCAAAGATCAGAGCGATGGATGTGGCGGAGGTTGGTGGCATAGGTTACTCTCCGGCGGAATGTAGTAGGCTGGAAGGGACAGGAAACTGTGGGGACGGAAGATCCACACAACCCATGATACCACAATGGCACATAAACGCAACCGGTTTCTTACTAAACCCGCGGTTGTATAATCATGAGTTGCGCAGGGACGTTTTTGAGTTGGCGCTAAAGCGCCGCCTGGGGCGCGTTGGCGTCACCTGGGATCGGTTTGGCTTGTCTCGCGCTCGCGTGCACGCTGGCGTTGTTTGCGTTCGCGGGCGCAAGCACGGGCGTGTTCTATGCGAGCGGCGAGATCTGCACCGGTAAGAGGTGGGGAGGAGGTGGTGATGGGGGTAGCGTCTCGTTGGGCTTTGGCTGCGGCGATGGTGGCTTTGCGGCGCTCATCCGCGATGGCAGCAGATACCATTGCCCGAGCCTGATCGATTTGTTCCCACGTGGAGAAACGCTGGTTCACCCTGTCCTGGGTGATGAGGATGTGAGTGCCGAGGTTAAGGCCGAGCTTTTCCTGCGGGGTGAGGTTTCGGGTGGATAGGTCGGCGGCGAGGATGAGGGTGGTGTTAGGGGGAATGGATGTGCCCCGGTCGATGGTGGGTGGAAAGTTTGCTGGGTTGAGGATGGGGGAAATGGCGGCAGGGGCGGTGGTCGGGCTCATGCCTCATCCCCCGACACGTCGAGTCCAATTGACTCGAGGGTGATGGTGTCGGGGTCTGGGATTCCGTTTTCACGGCGGAACTCCGCAAGCACCTGTGCCCGGGATAGTCCGTGGGTGGAGATGGTGTGGGGTGTGCGCTCTGCGCGTTGCTGTTGCATCCAGATCTTCCGGTACTCATTGCGAGATCCGGTAGCGAGCCTCCAGGCGTATTCGTGCTGGATTAGCGCGGTAGTGGTGGAATTTGGCTGATGAAATTCCAGTGCCTCGTAGATGAGCTGGGTTAGCTGGGGTTCGGAGATCATTCCAGCAGCGCGTTGGATCAGGGCACTGGTGATTGCCTCGCCCTGGTGCCTCTGGGTGGCGAGGATCTCCCTGCTGGCGTCGATTAGCGCGAATAGGCGCTCTTTGGGAATGGGCATGGATGGTGGCTCCCGAGCAAGTGGTGAAGTGGGGACCGAAGGTCCCCCGCTTGGCCGCTTGGGTATTGTTGCACGGGGGTTGTGAACGGGCAATGGGTTCGGGACCGGACACACGTTAATTGGGTGAACGGTGGGCCGGGGTGTGGCGGGTATGCGTGTGGGGAATGGCTGGGTCAACGTGTGGCGAGAAAGGTGTGGTGAGTTAAGGGGTGGTGGTGATAGGGTGGTGATAGTTGCAAGTAACACCTTAGTTGCAAGTGACACCCTCGGTAACACCCTTGGTAACACCTGGTCGTGAGAAAACCCCGCACGAGCGTGCGGGGTCTCGGATCACAGCACCTGGAGATAATTATTCAGGATGACTAGGGCGTAAAGCTTGGCGAATAGGACGGCGAGCCAGAATACTGCGGGAGTGATATGCTGAGGAGAGAGCCTCCATGCTGTGGCAATGGCAATTGCCCCCATCATGAGCTTCGGAACTCCCCAGGCTTCGCCGAGATGGTGTTGCATGGCCGCTGCAAGCGGGTTGATCTCGACGGAGCCGGCGGCTAAAGCTGCCCGGGTTGATAGGACGTCGAAGACCTGGGCGATGCCGACGAAGGTGAGGGATAGGCGGAAGATTAGAATGGAAGTTGACGGTAACACCACTTTTACCATGGGATGTACTCCTGGAGTAGAAGGTAACACCATGAAGGGCGATGAGCTAAGGTAACACCATAAATGAAGGTAACGCCCCGGGGTAACACCTGGAGTAGGAGAACGCCCGAAAGGGCGTTCTTTTACCATGAGCCGTATTGGATAACACCTTCGTAGTAGAGTGCCTCGATCCTGGGCTTGAAGGTTGTGAGCTTGTGGGCAGTGAAGAGCTTTGCCCGGGCTTCGCCCTCCTTGAGAACGTAGGTCCATTGGTGGAAGGATTTGTTTGGGGGCTCGAAATCACTAACCGCTAGTCTCGTTCCCTCCAGTACTCCGGCTATTAGATCTCCGGGGCGTGGGTTGCCTGGGGCGCAATCGAGCTTGATTGAGGTGGCTTTGTAGCGTTCGCGATAGGTTGGCATGATGAGGGCTCCGGCAAAAGAGCAGGAGGGCCGAGTGAGGCCCTCCTGGCATTAGGCGACGGCGGGTTTTGCCGGACGCTTCTTTTTGAGAGTGGCTTCGCTCTCGCTCTCGGTTTCGGTAACACTCTTGCCCTCGCCCTCCTCGAACAGGTCCGCGAGAGAGATGGTCTTCGCGGCCGCTGCCGGATTGAAGAACTTCTGTGCCTCATCGTTAAGACGTTCGTAGTTCTTCGTGAAGTACAACTCCACGTAACCAGCGATGTCAGACTCGGGGATCGTGGGTGCTGTGGGGTCCGCCACGGCCCGTGCCTTGATCCGTTTCTGGACCTCGGAGAGGGCCAGTTCCTTCATGCGACGGGTAATCGGGTCGAGCTTGGGAGTGGCACTCGCGGCCCTGATGGCGACCGTTCCGGTAAGGATTTGTTCCTGCCGGTCGAGCGTCGCTTCGTTGATGACCGCGAAAATCCTCTCCATGTCGTAAAGGTGCTCTTGCAGGGTCTTGGTCAGGTCCTCTTCCGAATACTTTTCGTCCGCGAAATCTCCTTCGCGAACCAGTTCCATGGAGTCATTAGTAAAGTACTTGTATCCGAACTTCTGCCCAGCCTCTGTGTGGAGGGCTTTCCGTTCGCCCTGGCTCATGCCCTTGGTAGTATGCTGGAGTACGTAGGCTTGCCCTTCGGGCTGGAGCTCCAGCTTACACTTCACCATCAGGCCCGCGATGGAGTCCTGGATGGATTGGTCGAAGCCGTACTGGAGGAGATAGTCAATCCCGCCGGGATTGGCGACGGCGGACGAGTCTACGGTCCGGGTGAGAATGTTGGGGTTCCGCGACTCGAACGTGAGGGTAGTCATTATACTCGGTCCTTTCGGTTAGAACGCTGTTAGGCGTTCGTGGTTAACAAGAGCCCTTCGGGCTCCCGCATCGATCCACCTACGAGCGTCTCCGACGTTCGGGGAGTGGTGGTTCTTTGCGGTTCAAACAACAAGTGGTACTGTGGTGCAGGATGTAAGCCCGCGTGGCGTGGAGCCCGCTTGGTTGGGCGCCGTGTGGTGTGTGACGACCACAATAGGAAGATGGGCCTTCGTGGGTCGGGTTTCAAGGTTTTTCTCACCCACTTGGTAAAATAGTTTTTGGCCAGTCTGGATCGCGCTTGCGTGTGGATGGCGCTTGCGTGTTCACGTGCGGGCGTGGTGCGAAATGCCTGGAGGGTCAGGCATGCCCGCAGGGTGAACACCCGAAGGGTGTTCACACAAGGGCGGTGTTACCGTTGGCCGCGCAGACCGTGACAGCGTGACGTGACAGCGTGACACACGGGTGGGTTGATGGGGAATCGGGTAGGTTGTGGTGTTTTGGGTGGGATCGTGGGTCGAGTGGGGTGTGTTGGGTGCTGGGTGGTCTTTTTATAGTTTATAGTAAAAAAAAAATTTGTATGACAACAGACATCATACCAATGTTGGCACGGTTCTTGCATCATGCATTTGTTGTGCCAGTCACGCTGTCACGTCACGCTGTCACGGTCTGACGACCGCAGCGTCACAACGGGGTGGTGTGAACCGGGGACCGAAGGTCTCCACTCGACACCAATGACTAGGCTGCCCGCAAAGGGGCGAGACCGTTTCCCGGCCACTACCCCACCGGGGACTGGAGAGTTGGCACAATGGACTCGTGTTCACGGTAAGCTGGGACTGAAGGTCTGCTGCAATCTACAGTAGGTGCGATGCGTTGCTGCAATTCCCAGTGGCGTTTCTGCTGCAATCTGCAGCTGCAGCACACTGAGCCGCTCCCGGGATGGTTTCACTGGAGTGCGCTTTGCGCTCCCCGGGGGGCCTGCCCGCGAGGGTTGACGGGCAACTGCTTGACCACTGCCGCTTTTCTTGGATTGTCAGTTTATGCCGACCCACAATCCGAGACCACACAGAACGTCAACTTGACGAGCCCTTCGATCCTCGCCCCACCAACAATCCGCCACCTCTTCTTCCGCGCTTGCGCCCGCGCGCGTGAGGGCACCATCATCAGAGCGAAGCTCGTAGATTGTATAGGAGTTGGGCTCGTGGACGAGCTGGATCGGGCGGTGGAGGAAATTGCAACGACCCTGGTGATCGGATCGGGACGGGGAAGCAGGAGGGCTCGGCCGACGCACGGGGTTCCGCTCGCGATCGCGAAGACCAGGGATCTGGATGACGGGGACTTGGCGAATATCCTTGCTCCGCCCCCTGCAGGGGCTCAGACTCCGACAGTGCTGGAACTGAGGCACGGGCACCATACGATTGCGAGGCTGCTGGCGGATGGAACCAAGCAGGTTGAGATCAGCGCGATCACAGGGTATAGCCAATCGCGGATTAGCATCCTGAAGGGGGACCCGGCGTTTCAGGAACTGATGGCGTATTACTCCACTCAGAAGGAAGCGATTTATCTCGACGTGCATCAAAGGCTCGGAACTCTGGCGATTACTGCGGTGGAGGAACTTCAGCAGCGGCTTGACGAGGGGCCGGGAAAGATGACGAATCGGGAGGTTAAGGAGATCGCCGAGATGGCCCTGGATAGATCGTACACCAAGGGGGCGACGCAGCCGAAGACTCCCGGGGGAATGAGCCTCACAGTGCAGTTCGTATCGCCGGCACCGGAGGCCCCCGAAGGGGGCAGCGCTACCAACCAACGCCCCCATGTGATCGATCTCGAGTCCGAGGAGATATCCTAATGGCCAAGCTAACAGCCAAAGGTCGCAAGGACTTGCCGAAAGGCGCGTTTGCCGGCCCCGATCGCAGTTATCCTGTGCCGGACAAATCTCACGCTGCAAACGCCAAGGCCCGAGCGACGCAGGCGGTCAACGCGGGGAGAATGGGTAAGAGCACTGAGGCTAAGATCGACGCCAAGGCGAACAAGGTCCTGACGGGCAAACGATGATGGCAGGTCGCCGAATCACCGGAGAGATTGAGTGGGCGAGTAAGGCCGAAAGGCCCAGCGCCTTCGGCATCTCTCCCCGGGCGTCAGGGGTTCGGCTCAAGGGCCTGCAGTATGAGCGGGCAGTTGGACGGGCACTCGGCCCTGGGTGGCAACATGGGCTCTGGTTCAAGTTCTGTGACGAGGGCGGAGTCGGGTACTGTCAACCAGACTTTATTCGGGTGTTACCGACGACTGTAGTGGTGCTGGAATGTAAGCTCACCGATGTGATGGAGGCCAAAGGGCAACTGCTTGGCCTGTATCTTCCGGTGATGAGGCACCTGTACTCTCGTCCCGCTCGTGGCATCATCGTTGCCAAGCACCTGACACCCGGGAGTACTCGTGTCGTAGACTCCCTGGAGGCCGCGCTTGCGGACTCGGGATTGCCTACTCTGTTCTGGCCGTGGCCGCCGAAGCCTGTGGGCAAACGTGGGACCATTCACGGGATGAATGTGGGCCCAGCCCTATGACCAGCACCCCAAAGGGCACCACTCCCGCTCCTGCTGGTCCTGTTGCCCAGTTCCCAATCAAACTCCAGTTCCTTTTCGAGCCCCACCGGTACAAAGTTCTGTGGGGAGGGCGTGGAGGGAGCAAGTCCTGGGGCATTGCCAGGGCCCTGCTGATTATCGGCAAGCAGCGGACCATCCGGGTATTGTGCGCTCGTGAGTTCCAAAACTCCATCAAGGACTCGGTGCATAAACTCCTCTCCGATCAAATCGCCATGCTCGGAATGCAGGACGATTACGAGATCCAACTAACGAGTATCAAATGTCGACATACCGGGACGGAGTTCTCTTTCGAGGGCATCCGACAAAACGTCTCTAAGATCAAGTCCTACGAAGGTATTGACGTTTGCTGGGTCGAGGAGGCCCACGCAGTTACCAAAACCTCCTGGGACATATTGATCCCAACAGTCCGTAAGATCGGCTCCGAGATCTGGGTCTCGTTCAACCCTATGCTCGAGACTGATGACACCTATCAGCGGTTTGTTGTCAGGCCGCCTGATGATGGCGTAGTCATGCAAATTGGTTGGCGAGATAACCCCTGGTTTACAGACACAATGCGCCGCGAGAAGGATTATCTCCGAGTCCAGGACCCAGACGCTTACCTGAACGTCTGGGAGGGCAAGTGTCGGGTAATGCTGGAGGGAGCGGTATACGCGAACGAGCTAAGGGTGGCAACTGCTTCTGGCCACATTACCAAGGTCCCCTACGAACCGCTCAAGCCTGTCCACGTGTTTTGGGATCTCGGTTGGGCTGACAGCACCTCGTTGTGGTTTGCCCAACTGGTAGGATTCGAGATCAGGGTGATCGATTATGTCGAGAACACCCAGAAGCCCATTGCCTGGTACTTGATGGAGTGCCAACAGCGCTCGTATGTGTACGGGGATTTTTGGCTCCCGCACGACGCTCGCGCGAAAAGCCTCGGTACCGGCAAGTCCATCGAGGAAATTGTGAGGGCGTCTGGCAGGACTGTAAGGATTGTCCCCCGCCTCAGCGTTGAAGATGGCATCAACGCAACCCGCACCATGTTCCCTAACATCTGGTTTGACTCGGAGCGTTGTGTCACCGGCCTCAACGCTCTTCGCCACTACCGCTATGAGGTCATCTCCGAGCCAACCCGTCCTGGCGAACTTGGCGCCCTGTCTCGCCAGCCGGTTCACGATTGGGCCTCCCACGGAGCAGACGGGTTTCGGTACCTAGCAGTGGGACTTCGCGAGAAACCCTCGAAGGGCGGTGCTGTGGTGCTGGACCGAGTAAAAGCGGCCTTAAGGCTAAGCCGTGATAACACCCCAGGCACTCAGCACAGCTGGATGAAATCATAGTGTTACCGTCGCTTATGGTGTTACCTTAACTCTTTACCACCGTCCTCGCTGGAGTACCTCCGATGCCCAAATCCACTTCCGACGACGATCTAGTTGATGAGGCGATGGAACGTTTCCAGCGGTGTGAGGACTACGAGAGCGCTTCGCGGGAACTCTTCATGGAGGACCTCAAGTTCGCGAACGGGGACAGTGATAACAACTGGCAGTGGCCGGACATGTTGTGGCAGGGACGTGTGAGCGACCAAAAGCCCTGCCTGACGATCAACAAAACTCGCCAGCACAACCTCCAGATCATCAATGACAGCAAACAGAATAAGGCGAGCGTAAGTGTCCGCCCGGTCGGAGGGGGCGCGAGCTATGAGTCCGCCCAAGTCTTAGCCGCGCTGGTGAGGTACATCGAATATCAAAGCGGCGCAAGTGTCGCGTATGACACTGCAACGGAATTCCAGGTAAAAGCCGGAATTGGCTATTGGAGGATCTCCACTGATTACATCGACGATACTTCATCGGATCAGGACATTTGTATCGAGGAGGTCCCAGACCCGCTACTAATCTACCTCGACCCTGATATCAAGCGGAAAGATGGCCTCGATGCCCGGTACGCGTTCGAGTTCATGGATATTCCCCGGAAGGAATTCGAGAAAGATTATCCGGAATACGCGGACGACCATCCCTCACCTCCACTCGGCAACGAGAACGACTGGGTGAGGGGTGACACGGTTAGGATCGCGGCGTACTGGAGAAGGGTGGATACTCCCGGCACTGTGGTCAATTTCACCAACCCGGTAACAGGAGATCGCGTTACCACTCTCCGTTCCGACATTCCCAAAGAACTGCGGGCGAGTGTGCTCGAGCACCCGGACACCACGACAAGAGAGACCGTGAGTTCCACCGTGGAGTGGTATAAAATCGTCGGGCACAAGGTTGCGGAGCGGAAAATCTGGCCCGGAAAGTACATCCCGCTAGTCCGTGTCGTGGGTGAGGAGACCAAGATCGACGGAAAGCTTGACCGCAAAGGCCACACCAGGGCGTTGAAAGATGCCCAGCGCATGTACAACTACTGGACCTCGAGCGCGGTGGAGAATGTGGCGCTCCAGAACAAAATTCCCTACATCGCCTCAGCCGAAAGTATTGAGGGCCAGGAAAAATATTGGGAGACCGGGAACAAGGAGAACTACGCAGTCCTCCCGTACAATGCCTATGGGGATGATGGCCAGCTTCTTACCCCACCGGTGCGTCAAGAGCCCCCGACCATGGCCCAGGCTTACATCCAGGGCATGCAAACTGCTGGGATGGAAATGCAAATGGTCTCGGGGCAGTATGAACCCCAGATGGGCCAACAGGGGAGCGAGCGGACCGGAGCAGCGATTAGCGCTCGTCAGCGAAAGGGCGACAATAGCACGTATCATTTCATCGATAACCTCGCCATCGCTATCCGAGCCACCGGCAAGATCATCCTCGACCTCGTCCCCAAGATCTACGACACCAAACGTCTCATGCTCATCATGGCAGAAGACGGAACCACTCAGGATGTGGAGATTGATCCGCAGGCCCAGAAGGCATATACGGAGAAACTCAATCACCTGAACAAGGTCGTTCAGCGGGTGTTTAACCCGAACATCGGGAGATATGAGGTCCAGGCTGATGTCGGGCCTGCGTACTCGACTCGGCGGGAGGAGGCCTTCAACGCATTCACCCTAATCCTTACCCAGGCGCCGCAGATGGCCTCGCTGATTGGGGATATTCTGTTCCGCGCGGGGGATTTCCCCGGAGCAGATGAGGCGGCAATACGCCTCAAGAGAATGGTCCCGGCGCAGGCGCTCGGTGATGCTCCAGATCCGCAACTGTCTGCAGCGCAGCAGCAGATCAAGATGATGGCATCGCAGCTACAACAGCAGCAACATGAGATCGAGTTCGCCAAAGCGAAGCTCGCATCGAAGGACCAGATGCGAGATATTGACGTGTATGAGGCCGAGACCAAGCGTATGACGGCACTGCAGAAAATGCTTCCGACCGATCCGGAAGGCCTGGCCTCCATGATCCACCAACTGGTTGGGGACTCACTCAAGAGCCACCTCGACTCCATCCAGCAGATGAACCAGGCGGATGAGATGGCTGGAAGTGGTCCTGAAGGGACTCCGGTTCCGCCCTCACCGCAGATGGGCAATGCTCCGCCCCCTGCAGGGGCCACAGTTCAACAACATCTCGGTGACATGTCTCCAGCGGGAGTCGGGCCTAATGGTCAACTTCCGATCCCAGCCGCCCCGCCAATGCAGCCGACTGCGGCTCCAGGCTCCGATCTCCCTCCGGTTCGGGGTGCTCGAAGGGCTCCCGATGGTGAGTGGTACATCCCCGATCCGACTCGACCGGGCAAGTTCGCTCGGCTCGTAAAGCGGGGAGGCTAGGATGTCGCAAGCGTATAGTGACAACCAGCAAGACCTCCTTGCGCAATGGACTGCTGCTGGTGGTGTTGGACAGCCCCTTATAAATAGTATCAACGGCGGCGGTAACGACGGCACAGCCCCTCTCTACTACATCACCATGCCAACAGCGCAAGCGACTCCAGCCGCGACTGCACCTGCTGCTCCGGTGTCGATGCCCACATCAATTACACCAACAGCGACGTCGGTGGCTTCGACCTCGAACCCCCTAACGACTCAGAGCCTTGCTGGAGGCCCAGTGTCTGGCGGAGATCTGGTGTCTCAACTCCAGGGCCAGTACGCACAGAATTCCGGAGTCACGCCACAAAGTTCCTGGGCCACTGGCACATTCGGAACCGGACTCGGTTCCGTTCCTGGTGGCCTCGGCGGTGCGCAAGGAGGTCCGACTCCAGTAGGAGGTTATGGCGGAACTGGAACCGGAACTTGGGGCCAGACCTCGTGGCCTGGTGGGTGGCTTCCTCCTGGGCGGAGAGACGCCGGCGGGACTAGTTGGCAAAACCCCTCTGGCGGTAGCACCCCTGCCGACCAACAGCACCCAAATGCTCTGATGCAAGTGGGTGGGGCAAATGGCAGTCCTATGGTCTCGGCGGGATACGCATATGATCCTGTGAACCATGACCCGTTTGCACCTCCGGGAGCCTAGCCATGTCGGACAGTACAGCGAACCCGGGAGTCCAAAATGACCTCACTGCTGGCTCCGCTCCTGATCCCTTCTTCACTCCGCTTCGTAATGCTCTGGCACCTGAGCCCGGCTATACCTACGGAAATCTGCTTCCAGTTCGGAGTATCCACAACCCCGACGGAACGATCACCAACCAGGGTCCTGGCATTCCAACTCAGTTTCGTGACCTTGGGAATGGGATTCTGGATCTGCTCCAGGGCACTCGTACAGGGGAGATGACGCCGGAAGCGACGATGGCACTAGCGACGCTCGGGGCGGGGAGTGGAGTTCATGCCGGAGCGGTGGGAGATAGCGCTACCGCTAGGATCTTCGGTGGACTGGGTGCTAAGACCGCCGATAAAAGTGCATTCTCAAAGGCCACGAGTATGCCAGCAGGGGCAGATACTTTCGCCGGAACTGGTTGGTTTAAGGATGTGGATGGGAGATGGAAGTTCGAGATCCCCGACCAGGGAGTCAAACTTAGGGGAGCGGAAGATGCAACGGAGCCAGATACGCTGGTAGGGATAACTGGCCAGGACACTACACTTGGTGATGTGCTTGACCACCCAGAATTATTTGACGCCTATCCCCAACTTGCTAAGACCAAGGTGCTGCCTCTCGGCGACGAGATGACAAACCAGGGCATTCTCGGCATTGCACATGACGACGGAAGCATTTCCCTGGCTCCGGGCCATCCCGACGATCTGAAATCCACTCTCCTCCACGAGGTACAGCACCAGGTTCAGAACTCCGAGGGCTTTGCCTCTGGTGGCAGCCCCATGGAGTTTCTACCTGCGGGACACGCTGAGGCACTCGGTGGTGCGATTACGAGATTGAATGATCTCCACGAGAGACTCGCTCGTATTCCCGATCCAACAACTGGCGGCACGCTGAACCCAATGAATCTGCAGAGCGCTGTGCTGAGTAGCAAGTCCGGTAACTACTTAAGCACCGCTGAGCAGGCCACACTCAATGCAGCTCTGCAGAAAGGTCTGCTAAGCCCTTATATCAAGGCTCTGGACTACTATCAGTTACTCCAGGGGATGAGTGCCAAGGCGATGGCCAAGTACAAAAGTTTTGGCGGTGAGGTGGAATCTCGGAATGTTCAGGCTCGAACGGAACTGTCCGATCCAAGTGCTGTCCACCCCCACGACACGCCGGGCTACCACCAAGGCCCTCAGATCATCCGATACTACACTCGGGATGGAGGGACTGCCGTTCCGGTTGACAACAATCCATTCTCTCAGGAGTAATCTCCCGTGTCCACTGTCGCTCACCCTATGATCCGAGACACTGCGATTGGTATGGCCGAGGAGTACTATGAGGTCATGGCGTATCACAATGAGTTTCGACGACTGAATCCCTCCCGCAAGCGGTTCGTCAAAGTCTTGTGGCCAAAACTGCTGGAGCAGGCCCGTGTTGTGTTGGCCGGTACACTAGGCGAGGGCTCACTCTTGCTGGAGGACCAGAAGGAACTCGTGGCGGAAGCACTGGTTCTCGATAATCAATTGAGAATCAATGGTCGAAGAGTAACGGGGAAATTTCACTGAGAGAGACCTTCGGTCCCTCCTTGGCCCACCGACGCCATTGCTTGTGCGCCTTGGTGGGTTGGCGATAGCCGCTCCCGCGCGCTATTATACAGCCCAATTGCATACACTGGAGTTGCCACAATGGCAGGGGAAGCCGAAACCGCCACCGAGACTGAAGCCACCGAGAGTGGCGAAGACGTTGGTCTACTTGAGACTCCCACGCCGCAACTCACAGAGGAAGAGGGTGGTGAGCCAGATGCCGACACCAACTCCGACACCGACGGCAAACAAGCTGCTAGCGAAAAGCGCCCCACAGAGTCCAAGCCCGACAAATCCAAAGGCCAGGTCCCGTGGTTCCAGCGACGCATCGACGCACTTACTCGAGAGAAGTCTGAGACTATCCGACAGGCGGCGGCTATCGCCGAAGAAAACCGGCAGCTGAGGGAGGCCCTCCAAGCGAGGGCAAACCCGGAAGCCAAACCCGAAGAGCAGCGCCAACCTGCACCGAAGGCCTCGGAACCCGATGTCGAGAGTCGTGCTGCTCAGATCGCCGCCCAGCGGGAGTTCGATCGCAACTGCAACGACATCTACTCCAAGGGCAAAGACGCATTTCCGGACTTCGATGACTCGCTGAAAAGCTATGCGAATCTCGGAGGCCTCACCCCGGCGTTTATCGAGGCCACGATGGAGGCCGGTGACGCTCACGTGATCCTCCAGACTCTGGCCCAGGACATGGATGAGGCAAGTCGCATCATGGCCCTTTCCCCGACGCGACAGGCAGTGGCACTCGCCAAGGTGGCGAGTAAACTACAGGCTGCCCCCAAGACCTCTTCTGCTCCCCCTCCCATCCGAGCCCTCAATGGCGGCGGAACTTCGATCGAGAAAGATCCGGAGAAGATGCCCATGAAGGAGTGGCTTGCCTGGCGGGAGAAGCAGATCAAAGATCGCCACGCATAGGTACTGTGTCTGGGTCCTCGGCGGGACTGTAAACCGCCTGTAGGCTTTCGGGGAGGCCACTACATCCCCTGCGCTTCCTTGGGCAGCAGAGCCCTCGCTCCCGGACGCTCCTCCTCACCCGAGTCCAGTCCAACTCAATCCCCCTCGGCGCTGGTGCGCCCCCGGTTAGGACAGGACTCGTGGCCAATTCAATCCTCACTATCAGCCAGATCACTCGAGAGGCGATTCGCCTCTGGAAGAACTCCAACGCGTTCCTGATGAACATCGACACGCAGTACGACGATGCGTTTGCGCGGACAGGCGCGAAGATCGGTACGGCACTCAGGATTCGCCTCCCGAACGACTATACCGTCCGCTCGGGTGCTACGGCGACCCCGCAAGACACCACTGAAAAGAACACCACCCTGACGCTGGCGACGCAGAAGGGCGTCGATGTGAGCTTCAGTTCGGTGGAACGGACGATGCAGCTCGATGACTACTCGAAGCGAGTGCTTCGGCCGGCAGTCAACAACCTCGCCGGTGCGGTTGCCGCCGACATCATGTCTGGGGCTGAGGGCGGCATCAGCAACATGGCGGGGAATATTACCTCGCAGGTGGTCAGCACCCCGAACGCCACCACCTATCTGACCGCCGGTGCGGCGCTCAGCACCTACTCGTCCCCGATGAACGATCGCAAGATCGTGAACAGCCAGTTCACGGAGGCTCGAGTGGTCGCCTCGCTGTCTGGGCTGTTCAACCCGGCTCCGGCGATCAGCAAGCAGTACGAGACCGGGATTATGAAGTCCGCTCTTGGGTTCGAGTGGATGATGGACCAGACGACTCTGGTGCATGTGAGCGGCACGTTCACTGCCGGTACGCTCAATGGGGCCAGTCAGACTGGCCTCACGATGACCACGAACGCCACGACTGGCACGCTCAAGGTCGGTGACATCGTGACCATCGACGGAGTCAACTCCGTTAACCGCATCACCAAACAGGACACGGGGCAGCTAGCCCAGTTCGTGCTGACCGCTGCGGCGCTCAATGCAGCTACGTCGGTCTCGCTGTATCCGGCGGTCATTGGCCCCAGCGGTGGCAATCCCGTCGCCTATCAAACGGTGGCGGCGTTGCCGGCAGATGCCGCTGCTATCCGCCTGGTGGCAACCGGCACTTACCGAAAGAACTTCGCGTTCGTTCCGGAGGCCATTACCATGGCAACGGCGGACCTGGAACTCCCGCGCGGTGTTCATGAGGCCGCTCGGATGAGCTACGACGGCATCAGCATCAGGATGATCACGGCCTATGCGGTGCTGACCGATGCGTTCATCACGAGAATGGACATCCTCTATGGGTACCTGTTCGTGCGGCCTGAATGGGCGGTAGTTATTCCCGACGTAGTGCCGTAACGCATACTCAGGAGTAACACGCTGTGACCATAGCATCTCTGGTGTACTTGCTGGTGTATCTGCTGATTTTCGTGTTGGTGTTGTGGCTGCTCTGGTGGGCAGGCAATGCCATTATCACGCTGATTCCGCCGCCCATTCAGCAAGTCGCCAGAGTTGTTCTCGTCGTGCTTATCGCGCTGATCTGTATCGGAGCCTTGCTGTCGTTGCTGGATGGGGGTATTCTCCATCCGCTGAGACTTGGCTCCTTGGGGAGTGTCATTTCATGACTATTGCAAAGATGCCTTCGGGATATCGGCTGATGCAGCGGGAGGATCTTATTCCGACTGTCGTAGATGGGCTGACGGCGACGGCCAGTGGAACGCAGGCTACCAGCCAGCTGATCACTGCCTCAGTGTCACGCTTCACTACTGTCACGACGACAGCAGACGGAGCAACGCTACCGGCCGCGCCGGCTCTACTTGAGCGCTTCACCATCATCAATGCTGGAGCTAACTCGATGAACGTGTTCCCTGCGGTTGGGGATGCGATCAATGCGCTGTCGGCGAATGCGGCGTATGCTCTGGCGGCGGGGAAGACCGTGCAGTTTGTGGCGGCTGGTCCCTTGCACTTCCACACCTTTCCGGCCTGAACCATTCCACAACTTTAACCTCGGAGCCTATCATGCCTGAGAGCGACGTTAAGTCCAACAACATGTACAGTCATATCAAGTTTGCGGACTATGAGTACAGGCCGTATCCGAGAATGCTGTACGACGCGGAAGGGGTCGGTACTGCGGTGCTGAGCGAAACGGAAGAGGCCGATTGGCGGGTAGCGGCGGCACTGCAGGAGGTCCGGGCTGAGGCATCGCCGCTTGCAACTGCGGCAATCGCCACCGTGTCAGCATCGTTGGGGAAACTGCGGGCCGAGGACGCAAAGCCTGCGGCCACTGGTTACTCTCCGAAGAGTCGGGGGTAACGTCTCGTGCCCACTGCCGGGGATATCATCAAACGGGCGCTCAAGACCGCTGGGGTCCTCGGCGTGGGGCAGACTGCTCTGGCCGAGGACACTGATGATGCCCTCACAGATATGAATTGGATGCTGAGCCAGTGGCAACGGAAGCGCTGGCTCGTGTATCATCTGATCGATATGGCTCTGGTGTCGAAGGGCATTAACAGCTATACGATTGGGCCTGGAGGGGATTTCGATATACCTCTCCGGCCTGAAAAGATTGCTAGCGCGTTTGTGCGGCAAATGGTCGGTAGTCCTGGTTTGCGGGCTGATTTTGGACTCGAGATCATCGAGGCTCGAGAGGACTACAATCTCATCACGCTGAAAGACTATCCCTCGTTCCCGAGTAGTATTTTCTATGATAGTTCCTTCCCGCTCGGAACGATCTACTTCACTCCCACTCCCGGCAACGCCCTGTTCGAGATCCATATCGCGATCAAGGACTCTCTTCCGCAGTTCACCACAGTGGACGATGATGTGGTGCTGCCTGCAGAATACTTCGCGGCGCTTCACTTCAATCTGGCTCGACGGTTGCGGGTGAGTTATCAGCTTCCTGCTGATCCGAGCCTGGATGGGTTGGCGAAGGATGCGCTCAATGTGGTGAGAGGAGCAGACCTCCAGTTGGCTACGCTGCGGATGCCGGCGGATCTGCCGGGGGTTATGCCACTGGGACTCGGAATCGGACTGTTCGGCGGTGGCTCTGGCTGGACTGGGGTTAGCTTCACTGAGAACTGGGCAGGAGGGGCGCTGGTAACGACTGGTGACTACGTGCTCACGGGCTCTGCTCCTTATGCTTTCAATATCTACAGCGTAGAAACCTCTGTTGGAAGCCTCGGAGGGCAATTTAATTTCACCCTCGCGATTGATGGGGCGCCGATTGTGAGCCTCAGCGATATCGACGTAACCACAGTAGCCAAAACCACCACTCCAGGTAACGGCTATGTCGGAATTGGCTCCGTACTCACCTTGACAATTAACTCTGTGGTGGGCACTCCCACCGACTCGTGGATCACGATCTCGGGCAACCGCACCTAGTCGCCGGTCCAATAACACTGAGGAGTTCCCTTCATGGCAGGTACATTTACGGCCACTGGTGAAAACCGGGTACTTAACTGGATCTTCACAACGTCCAGCCCCACTCGGCCGACCACGTGGTATCTGGCGCTGCACACTGGCGCGAATGGCGGTGCCGGTGCCTCGAACGAGATCAGCGGCAACGGCTATGCTCGACAGGCAGTTACGTTCACGGTCTCAGGCAATGTCGCCAGCAACAGCGGTGCGATTTCCTTCGGTCCTGACACCACGGGTAACTGGGGCTCAGTCACTGACATCACCATCTGGGACAGCGTCACCTCGGGTGTCTGCCTGGCCCAGGGCACGGTGAGCGCTGCAGTGAGCTATGCGGTTGGCGATACGGCGACGATCGCTATCGGAGCCCTCACTATCACGCTGACATGATATCGTGGCAGACTGGTATGTTTCCAGTGTAGCCTATACGGCCGTCACGCAGTGGGCGGCGCTCACAACACTGGCTGTGGGCGCCATTCGGCGTCAACTCACCGCTCCGTCTGTTGGAAACGAACGTTGCTTTCGGGTCTCGTCAATCACGACGGGAATCACCGGAGCAAGCGAACCGACTTGGGTACTCACCAAAGCTGCAACCACCACTGACTCTGGTGTTACTTGGACCGAGATCACTGGAAATAGCACCTACAACTGGACTGCCCCGGCAGCACGACTGACCCCGATCTTCAACTCTGGCTCGTCGTGGGCTGCAGGTGGGGATCGGGTTTTTGTGTCGAGCGACCATGCTGAGACCCAAGCGGCGACACTCACCATCACCTCCCCATCGAGCACTGGTGCAACTAATCCCTGTACGGTGATCTCGGTCTCGCGGGCAGGAAGTGTACCTCCGGTCGTTGCCGATATCACGAATGGTGCCTCAGTCACAACGACTGGTACCAACACCATGACAATCAGCGGAGACGCTTATTACCAGGGGGTTACTTTCTCCTGTGCAACTGGCTCGAGTGGTGCCCTTTTAACACTTGGTGGCGCTTCTGTCTTTAAGCAGTTCTATAAGAACTGTGGATTTGTGATCGGGCAGACTGCCTCCGGCTCATGGATGACAATTGGAGCAACAGGTGGTGGTCGATTTGTCTGGGATAATTGCACGGCAAATTTTGCTGCCGTAGGGCAAGGCTTTAATATATCATCCCAGTCACTGTTTGAATGGAAGAACACAGCAAGCCCGTTGCCGGGTTCGGTGCCGACTACACTATTTGCCAGCTCCGGGCAGCAGGGAATGCTGATTCGTGGTGTTGATCTGAGTGCACTCGGTAGTGGCAAAACAATCTGTGCCGGAACTTCTTCCATGGCACGCTGTGTTTTCGAGAATTGCAAACTCGGCGCCAGTGTAACTGTTTCTACAATGCCAAGCACCACCTACAACAACACATGTGACCTTATTAACTGCGACAGTGGGGCGACAGGCTATCGCAACGAATGGTATCGTCGCGAGGGAACGGTTACGACCGAGACGACAATCACTCGTACTGGTGGGGCGAGCGATGGCATTCAGGCGGTGTCGTGGAAGACAGTTTCGAACTCCAATGCAACTGTTTACCAAGTGCTGGAACTTGCCCCGATTAGTCAATGGAATATTCTAACTGGCACTAGTCACACGGCCACGATTGAGATCGTTAGCAGTGCTTCGCTCAACAACGATGATATTTGGCTGGAGTTGGAGTATCTCGGTAGTTCGAGTTCACCGATCAGTTCGGGTGGAAATAGCACCGTGGCAACGAGGCTGACTGCTAATGCTGCCGTTACGACCTCAACCGCAGCCTGGAATAGCAGCCCCGCCACTCCGGTCTATCAGAAACTCCAGGTCACATTCACGCCGCAACTGGCGGGACTGGTCATCGCGCGAGTGAAGCTCGCCAAGCCCTCGACTACGGTGTATGTCGATCCCCTCATTACGATCGTATGAGGCCATTAGATGGCCAAATCCCAATATGCGATCCTGACCCCACACGGCGTAGTTTATATTAACGAGGCTAACTCCCAGGCGCAGGAGGCGACTCCGCTTGGCGGGTATTTGAACGAGCAAAATAGTGGTGTTGCTCGGGAACTCGGGGCGACGTTTGGGCCGAGCAGTGCGCTGGTTGGTGCGATCAACGGGAACCGGCCAATACAGGAGGCCATTGCCTCAACAAGTCTCCAGGCTGTAGCGCTGCACAAGCTTGGCGGTCTCGCTGGGCATCAGGTTCCGATGAGTGCGCTGTCCGCCAACCTCGTGCATAATCGTGCCATCGCCGCCGATATCGCGCCACAATCAGTTGTGACCGGCAATCTCGCTCGAATTAAACCACTTTCCGGCGCTCTTACCCCGACTTCGCTTTTGACGTGCTACCAGGGCAGAAACCTCCTGTGGAGCACAACCCCGACCTCGTTGATGGTGACTGCGCTGCGCCGCAGTCGAGCCCTGGTTGAGGGTGTTGCACCGGTCTCGCTGATGAATGTCATTCCAAACGTCTCTATTGGAATGATCGAGGCCGTCACACCGATTAGCGATCTGGAATGTAGCATCGCTCGAAGCCGGGCACTGAGGGAGGGAATTCGGCCAACTGCAGTTCCATTCTGTACGCTGGGGCGGAGCATTCCTCTGGTGCCGGACCCCATCATTTCGCTGAGTGCTGTGGCGCTGACTCGGATGGGCGGTGGGCATACTCGGCCGTTCCTCGTAGTGGTGGACTAAGATGGCAAAAGTCCAGCTACTCGGTGGTGCGTATGTAGCGCGAAGCGTAATCGCTGGTATGCAACGCTCACTCAATCTATACATCCAACAGACCCCTGTGGAACAGGACGAACCGGCTTCTGCGATCCATCTCCCGACTCCAGGGATGGTGCCAATCAACACTCCGACGCGAGTGGTCGATCCCGCATATCACAGCTTCAGTGACCTGGAATGTGTGCTGCTGAACTTGCGCCCCAAGTCCATTGCTCGGGCTCAGATCTTTGGCACGAGTGAACTGGATGCAACGATTAAGCGTGGGCGGGATCTTAGCTCATTTCTCTTTGTAGATACGAGCTTTATTGGCGTTACCTTCAACCCACTGTTTCGGCCGCTTTCTGAGTCGGTGCTGCCGCTCAGCACGATAGCGGTTGCCGTTGCTCGAAGTGGCGGTTTGGGTGCGAGCCTGAGTTCGGTGTCGTTGCTGAGCACGATTCTTACTCATGTTCGACAGCCGCTGGCGCTGAGCGCTACTATGCTATCGAGTACGGTGATCAGCGTCAATATTGGGTTGTTGACGGAGAGGCTAACTCCGCAGTCCCAACTAACCGCCGGGATTACTAAGTTCCGAGCAGGACTGGCGCTTAACGCAGCTATTCTCCCGAGCTCGCTCCTGCGTGCAAACATCATTCCGCTTGTCGAGGCCATAGGCTCGGTGACGCTGTTAAGTGGCATTGTTGGCAAAACACTTGCTCCGAAGGCATTGACTGCAGCACTGATTCCTGGGACTTTGTTGCATGCCAATATTGGTACGCTGCGGATGGTGGCTGCTGGCGTAACTGTGCTAACGGCTGGAGTGGTGAAGTTTCGGGCGCCGAAACCGCTGACTGCCTCGATGGCTCCTGTGTCGAGACTGCATGGCAACATCGGTACGCTTGTGGAAGTGATTTTGCCTGGGAGCTTGCTCGCAGCGGTGGTCTCGCGGATTCGCCCTCCCAAGCCCATCACCGAAGCCTTGGTGCCCCACAGTGTCCTGGCTGCCACTGTCCATAAACGTGGAGTAGCTGCTGCGGCATTTGCCTCAACCAGTTCCATTGCTACTGTTCTGCATCGCAAGCGTAAGCTCTCTGGGGCCTTGGCTCCTGGCAGCAATGTCGTCGCAACAGCGTTGAGCTCTCGCCTGCAGGGACGATACTTCCCGACGAGTGCGCTGGCGCTTACGCTAAAGCGTGGCCATGCCCTGTCCGCGAGCCTCAATCCACGTGCTGTGCCGACTGCGACGCTGAAGCGAAAACGGATACTCTCCGGATCGTTGGTGCCTAGATCAGTGTTGGTCGGGGAGGTAAAGAGCCCTGGGCGGTTGGTCGAAGTGCTTGCCCCGAAGAGCACGCTTGGTGCCACGCTCTCGCCGAAAAGCACTGGAAAATACTACACCCCAGTAAGAAACTGGTATGTGGCGCCAAACGGGAATGATCCTCCGACTGGTCAAGGCACGAGCGTGAGCCCGTGGCGCACGCCGGCCGGAGCGGACAGCAGTGGGAAGCTTCTTCCTGGTGATGTGATCAATTTCGCTAGCGGAACCTACAATCTCACCGGCACGCAGTATCTCAACAATGGAGGCAACACCAACTCCCTTACCGGGTTCGTGGTCTACAAGTCCACTACGCTGTATGGCGCCAAACTCGTGATGACCGTTAACACGCCAGATGATGTGCTGAAGGCCCAGACCGATTATGTGATTTTCGATGGGTTTGAGATTGATGGCGGTAATGCTGGGGTAGCAACGCTCTCGGCAGCCAAGTCCATTGGGAGCGGGATTGGCTGCTGGGGCCACCATATCATCGTGACCAACTGCAAGATCCACGATTGCGGAGCCTCTGGAATCCAAGCCAACTTCAAGGACTGGTACACGTTCGACACGAATATCACGTACAATAACTCCAACTGGAACGGCAACCAGACCAGCGGAATTTCCATCTACGAGCCCACCAATGTGCCCTACACGGCCTCGGCCGCTGATCTCGCTGCGACGTATCGTATTCAGGTCATCAACAATACCAGCTATGGAAATTTCATTGTAGGTGGGACTGGGATACTCCCGACCAACCACACTGACGGCAATGGTATCATCATGGATGATTTCCTGCTAAACCAAACGAGCAACCCCTACACCACGCCACCAAACTCCGCTATACCCTACACCCACAATTCGCTGGTACAGGGTAACACCACTTACAACAACGGCGGCCGTGGGGTGCATGTGTTTAGCTCCACCAAGGTCATCTGCAACGCCAACACCGCTTACAACAACATGCGAGACCAGGGCATTACCGGAACGGAACGCGGAGATATCTGTGCAGTTGACAGTATTAACTGCACCATGACCAACAACAAAGGAGAGCCTACGTCACTGTCCTCAGGGTTCAATCAGTACTGTACGGCGGTACTTCACGCGAGGAACACGAGCATTACCTGGACGGGAAATGCTACGTATGATCCAAGGACTGGACTTCGCTCGTACAACATTGATGATGGTACGGTGGCGGCTGCATTCCCTGGTGCTAATCCGCTGGGGGGACCTTTGCCGTGACCAAGGTCTTTCTCGGTGGTGGATCATATCAGTCGCAATCGCTGATTGCTTCGGCACAGCGGGCGCTGAATGTGTATGCGGAAGAGATCCCCACGCCGGAAGGCGAGGCCGTGCCGCCGAGAGCACCAGGAACACCAAGCCAGCCTCCAGCGTATGTGTACTATCCGGTCCCTGGATCTGTGGGGCTGAGTCTCGAAACCAATCTCACCGCGCATCTCTTTCCGTACTCGGACGTGGAGTGGCGGATCGTTCCGATTGGCTCGGTTTGTAGTTACTCCCCACCAACTGGGGCGCCATTCTTTGTGGAAAGCTTTAGCGGTAGTGGACACCTGGATACTCATGTCGGAGAGAGTGCTCGGTGGTTTACGTTTAATGGAGTTGGTGCTGCGTTTGGTACGGTTAGTGGAACCGAACTCGATGCGGGTGCATTGGTGTTGGCGGGAAATGGACTGTATCCTGGCGCAGGGAGTTATCCTGGTGGGATTAATTTCTATGGCTGGGCATACTGGGCTCGAACTTCATCGACAGTAATGCGAACATCGCATCTGCAGGGATCTCCCACTGTTGTTACTGCATACAATACTCTTCCTGATGGTCAGTTCCCTGACCATGGACTGTACTCGCTCCCAGACAATATTCAGTTCGAGGCATCGTTCGAGATCCATAATCCACAAGCACCAGGAAATGTTGAGCTTTGGATAAACGGCCAGGGACCTACGCGAGCAGAAAGCGCTACGTATTCAGCATATTTCCAGATAGTTTCCTGCGACATTAATGGAGACTCGAACTTGACTGGACCGTACATTGCAGTCTCTGGTGGTGTTTATTCTGGACCTCCCAATGGAGTTGGCTTGTCTGGGGCAATTGTTCCAAGTCTCGGACCGTCGGATCACTACACCGCTTACATGCAAATGACTGGTGTCCCGGGAAACTGGAGTTGCTGCTACTTTCTTCAGCGCTCAACGGATGGACTGTGGTTGCAGCCAGATTCCTCGTTCGCCAATGTGCGGCAAGGATTTCATAGAGAGGTACCTCCGCATGGCGGTGGAAACCAGTGGATTGATGACCCCACCTTTGCTTATCGTTCGGTTGGTTTCCGTAGTAGCGCCAGTGATGGACCTGGAGATGGGTCTGCACCGGCATCCGGTGTATCGTATGGTTTCCTCGGCGGGATATCTATTCGACTCGGAGACTTCCGTCCATTCCTCACCACACCTGAACCGACCATAGTTCAGGTTATGCATGTTAAGAATCTCGCGATTAAGGAGATTGTCTGATGCCCAGAACTGGACCGGTAAGGGGCCTCTACACCTGCGGGAACGGGGACCTATACGCAGTGTGTTACGACACACTCTACTGGGTGGATGCTACGTTTACGTTCACGGCTCTCGGGACGATTGCACCTGGGACCACTCCCGTCTCCATGGCCGACAACGGAACGAAACTGGTATTGGTGGATGGTACCACTGGCGGGTACGTGGTGGACCTCGCCACGAGGATCATGTTCGTGATCGACCCGACCTCGGTGACGCCCAACGAGCAAGGATTCTACGGTGCTGACAAGGTGGACTATATTGACACGTTCTTTGTGCTGAACAAACCACAAACCCCGATCTTTTACTGCAGCGGGAGCGAGGACACCACGTTTGATCCGCTGGATTTTGCCAGCAAGGTCTCCTACGCAGACGGGCTGATTACACTGGTGGTAGTGCACTCGGAGATCTGGCTGCTCGGCCGCTTCACGACGGAGATCTTTTATAACTCCGGCGGACAGTCTGGTGGAACGTTCCCATTTGAGCGTATTCCCAACACCGTAATTAACCAAGGATGTGCGGCGAAGTTCTCTGCAGCCAAGGCAGGCGAGGCGGTGATCTGGCTATCACGGAGCCTCTCAGGTCATGCCATGGTGGTGCTGGGGCAAAATACCACTGTCAACCGGGTGAGTACTCATGCGATTGAGGTGGCGATCAGCAGTTACTCCGTGATCGATGACGCGATCGGAATGGTGTACCAGCAGCAGGGTCATGCGTTCTATGTGCTTACCTTCCCCACTGCTGATAAGACCTGGGTGTTCGACATTACCACTGGGTTTTGGCATGAGCGCTGTTGGCTGGATGCCAATGACGGTCTGACCGAGCATCGGCATCGGATGAACTGCGTAGCGTTTGCCTATGATAAGGTGGTTATCGGGGACTGGGAGAACGCCAACATCTACGCCCTGGACCCAACAGTTAATACTGACAACGGTGCTCCGATGAAGTTCCTGCGCTCGTTCCCGCACATGCTGGATGACGGACGACGCATGGTACATAATCGGTTTGTGGCTGATATCCAAGTGGGAGATATCGAGTCTACCAACATCGGAATGGCGCTCAGGTGGAGTGACACTCGCGGTGCGACGTGGAATCCGCCTGTGATTCAGACTCTTGGCCTCCAGGGAGATTACTACACTAACGTCCAATGGCGTCGGCTGGGCATGGCGAGAGACCGGGTGTACGAACTCAGTTGGACCTCCGGCCCGACTGCGCTCCAGGGCGCCTGGATCGACACGGTAAGAGCGGGAACCTAAGAGGACCATCGTTGTGACCAATCCAGTTGTTACCGCGGCCAATCAGGGACTGCCGAACGCGAGTGATCCGCTCGTAGACAAGGATCGGCGCATCACCAATACCTGGTACTCGCTGATGCGGGCGTTATGGATTCGCACAGGGCAATCGCTGGGAGTGGTTACGCAAAGCGCCGTGGATGCAGCAGCAGCAGCGGCGGCGGCGGCGCTTATTGCGCAACTCGCAGCACAGGTAGCCCAACTTGCAGCCAACGCCAGCCTCAAGAAAACATCTAACTTGAGCGATGTCGCCGACACAGCAATCTCGAGATCCAACCTCGGCCTGGGCTCTGCGGCAACCCACGACACAAGTTTCTTCGCCACTGCTGCCCAGGGAGCAGAAGCGGATACAGCATTACAACGCGCTAGTAATCTCGGCGATGTGGCAAGCAGCGCAACTAGCCGGACCAACCTGGGAATGGGGACTCAGACCGGATGGACGGCCCCAACTGGCACAGTGTCCCGTGGCACGTTCAACGCAGCCTGGACTCAAACCATTTCCAACCCTCCGACCCAGGCCGAAGTCCAGGCCGTGGTGACTCAGGTCCAGATCCTGTCCACTCGATTGGCGGCGCTGGAGTTGGACCTTGCGACGGTGCATCTTATTGGGCCGTGAGTGCGCAACCCACGGGGGATCGTTTGTGTGACGGTATGGGGTGTCCCTGCGATCCCGCCGTATGATAGGGTCCTAAGCATAGCACGGAGAATCTCAGATGCAGAATTTTCACCGCCTGGCTGTTGGTATTAATGTAGAGGGGGTGAAACTCCAGCTACATCTCCATCCCGAGTTGTGGAACATGCATCAAGATCGAAAGAACGCTCCAGGTTCACCGCATGCTGGTATGAGCGATATCTGGGTGCGGTGGCGGGAGAAAGAGCGGGGTGAGTTGCCGTTCATGCCAGCGTGGTTGCCGGCGTGGCACTCGCTGGCCGCACTGCGCCCCATCGTATTCGGGCTGATGTCGGCGGTCAATGCTACGTTCCTCGGCGGAGTATTGATTACTCGCATTCCCCCCGGTGGCGTAATCCTCCCGCACAACGATCGTGGAACCTGGCACGCAGAATACATGAATGTGAAACTGTATGTGCCGATTGCTTCCAACTCCAGTTGTGTGAATGTTTGTGAGAGTGAGACTGTGGTGATGGGCGAGGGCGAAGCCTGGTACTTCGATAACTTGCGTGAGCACTCAGTAGAGAACCACGGGGATACGGAACGGATAACACTCATTGTTTGCATGAGAGTGGAGTGATGGCGATGCAGGAATATCAACGACTCGATCCGCAGCCAGTCCAGGTGGATTTCAACACTGTTGACGATGTGTTTGTAAAGCAACTGGTGGTGGCGAAAGCGGGAACGTTTATCCCGCAGCACTCTCATTGCTACGATCACTCAACGCTCGTGGCCACGGGCCGGGTAGCGATCTGGGTCGATGGCAAAGCAGCCGGTATCCACAGTGCCCCGTATATGATGCTGATCAAGCGTGGCACCAAACACTTATTCGAGACCCTCGAGGATAACACCATTCTATACTGCATCCACAACCTTACCCATAGTGGTGTGGTCGAGATACTGGAACAGCACGAACTGCTGGGAGATCTATAAGGTGGTTTCCGAAACATCTCAGAGATAGGAGGGGCAATTGCCTTGGGGAGCAGCGATTGGAGCAGCAGGAAGCATCATTGGTGGTGCACTGGCTGGTGGGGGCACTGGTGGGAGCCAGGGCATTCTCAACAACGCAGTAGGTACCTGGGATAAGAATCTCCAGGACCATTTGGAACTTGCCTCCGCGCAAACCACTCCGTACATTGGTGTGAATCAACAGGCTCTTCCGCTGCTCACCCAGAACCTGCCTGGATATGTGGCAAAGTTCAATCCAACGGACTTGGCCTCCACTCCTGGTTATCAGTTCCAACTGCAGCAGGGACTGAAGGCTACGCAGAACAGCCAAACCGCGAGAGGCCTCGGCGTGAGTGGTCCGGCAATCCAGGCCGGAGACCAATATGCTCAGGGGCTTGCAAGCACCACCTACAACCAGCAACTACAGAACTACCTTGCCCAAAATCAGCAGGGCTACAATATGCTAACTGGCATGGCAAACCAGGGCATGCAAGGTGCGTTGCAACTCGGCAATCAAACCGTGGGTGCAGGTGAAGCTGAGGCTGGGTTTGGCATGCAGGGGGCGGGAGCGAGTGGCGCGTATAACACCATGGGCGCCAATGCGTTTGGCGGTGGAGTGGCCAATGCAGGTGGAGCCCTCTCAGCAGCACTGGCACCAAATGGCGCCGCGAGCACCGTACAGAATGGTGGTTTCCTTGGCTCTGTGGCTTCTGGCATTGGTTCGCTCTTTGGCGGCTCCAGTGGCGCCTACTCCCCGCAGGTGACAACCGGTCCCGGTGGTACTCTCGCCGGACCTGTGTAACGGAGAATACTGATGTCTTCACTTCCGATCGCACCTCAGTACGTCCCTCCGGATATTATGCGGATGGGGCTAGAGGGCGCTGAGACCAATAAGGCGCAGGTGAGTGCTGCCAGTCTTCAGAATGAGATGCAGCAGAGCAAAGCGAACTATCTGCGCTCTGCGCTGGCTGGAGCTCTGCAGGACCCTGGGTCCTCGCTCGATGATGCGACTAAGGCAGTGGCACTAGCAGCCAAGTCGATTGGCGACCCCGAGACCAATCGCATTGCGGCGGCGATGACAGCGGCGCTGCCAAAGTCCACCGGGAATCCCGAGTCGGATCGGCTGGCTCGCGACGCAACGCTAAGGACGGTGAATGGTGCGCTTATGAGCGCAGACGCACGAGGTGCCCTCCAGGTGCCCCAGAGTTTTACTGTGCCAACTGGGGCGCAAACCGGCTATGGTGCTCGGGTAGATCCGCTTACCCAAAAGATTATCTCTGGTCCACAGGGTTGGGTGCAGCAACAGGCTGGGCCGGCCGAACAGGCAGCGCGAGTCGCAGGTCCTCCGGGGCCGGACAATGCTCCGACGACTGTGCCTGCGGTCAGCGCGCCAGGGGTGTCGCCGGGCCTCGTCGGTGTGCCCTCGGTTACAGGAGCGCTTGCTGGAGCACCTCCGATTGGAAGTCTGGGCCAAGCACCTGGAGGTGCGACTCCAACCTCCGCCACCTCCGATCTCGTCGATCATATCATCAGCCACGAGAACACCATCTACGGCATGACGGCAAAAGATCCGAATTCCAGTGCAGCTGGAGCTGCAGGTATCATTAATTCTACCTGGAAACAGGAACTTGCCAAGGTCCATCCTGAAATGGTGGCGGGGAAGAGTGACGCTCAGATCTACGCTATGCGGACTGATCCGGCGAACTTGCAACTCACCAAGGACGTAGTTGCGCAGTACATGCAGACCAACGCCACGGATCTGGTGGACAGAGGTATTCCTGTGCGGGCAGACACGCTGTATCTCGCGCATGGATTTGGGGCGGCTGGAGCATCGGCGCTGCTGAAAGCGCCGGGATATGAGCCCGCTTCACAAGTACTGAGCGCTGATGCGATGAAGGCGAACCCGCGACTTGCTGGGATGACCGTCTCGGATGTGCTGACACAGGCGGCGCAGAATGCAGGCGGGCGGCAGCCTATTATGCTCGGAGCAGCGAAACCGACAGTGCCAGCAGCGCCTGCCGCCGCGCCCTCTCCTGTTGTTCCTGGTGCTATGCCTGTCGGCCCTGGTCTCTCCGTCCCTGCTAACGTGGACTACAATGTTGAGAGCCAGAAGCAACTCGTGACCCTCAACACTCAGGCCCGGGACATTGCGTTTATGCAGGACGCACTCAAGCAGGCAATGACTGGTCGTGGAACTGAGGGTCTCCAGACGCTCAAAGCCACCGCCAACTCGTTCTTCCCTGGTGCATTTACCGAGTCCACTTCTGCCTACGACATTGTGCAGAAGATGGCATCGCAACTGTCGCTCCAACTTGCTGGTCCGCGTGCCAGTGAGTTTAAAACCGAACTCGCAGAGGTCGGTACGCCTGGAACTGGGATGACTAAGGAGGCCTCGATGGAGATCCTCAACAAGGCCCTAGGCTACACTCGGCAGGAGATGGCAGCGACCAGAAGCGTTACCGACCCGGCGCAAGCGCTGGCTCAGCACAACGCCTACTTGGCTGGAACAGATTATCGTGCGTTCAGTGCGGATCGGTTGTCCGCTGATCAACACGCTAAACTCACAAAACAACTCCAAACCGAGGGTAAATCCTCGCAGCAAAAGTTCAACGAGTCGCTGGTTAAGGCCGATGCCGGCGGATATCTGGGACGATAGTCATGCCAACTGCAGAAGAGATTTGGGCAAGGCTCGGAGCACCGGAGTCGTCAGACACTCCTGCTGTGGCTCCGGCTGATCCAAAAGCAGCGGCGATACTGAGTAGGCTACAAGCAGCCGTGGCACAGGAGGAGGCTGCTGCTAGAGGAACTACTGAGGCGGTTCCGCCTGTGGCGGAAGGTGCAGGGTTTGGCTTGAGTGGTGCGTCACGGACAGAAGGGGCGGACTTGACTGGAGCGAGCGCTCCTCCAGCAGCACTAACCTCGGCGCTCGGGACCCTCGGCGAGATTGGCACTGACACCGCCGGTATTGCCAAGGCGGCCATCCAAGACGCAAAGGACCGCACGGCGAGGATCGCTGATGCGCGAGGGGATACCCTTGGCGCGTTGGCACAATATCCTGGGTATTTGGGCGATGCAGCAGCACTTGCAACGGCACCACTTACTGCCGCGACAAATAGGCTCGTTGCCAACCCTGTTGCGTCAGGCCTCAATGCTGCTGGACACTATCTCAACGAGAATCTTCTCGGGATGAAAAGCAGCCCAGATTTCTTAACTCCTGGTGATGTGAATTTGGCCCTCTCTGCTGGTGCCCCTGGGGTGGTCGGACAGTCTGGACTCCTCACCCGCGCCGGAAACGCCCTTACCCGAGCACTCACTCCAGCTGTGACTCCCGGCACCGCTGCCCTCGCTGCTAAGGCCAAGGACATGGGCATTGATCTCAACATGAAACAGATCACACCTGTGTCCAACCCAAACTTTGGAGGCATCGATCAACCGAAACAGTGGACTAAGCAATTCAGCAACACCATGGGGATCGACACCAACAGTGTAACTGCACCAGTTGCCAAGCAGGCACTTCGGATGAATGGCCAGACCATGGAGAACATTGCCAACTCCAACGGCATTACGGTGGACCAGCCGCTGCTGGACACAATCCAGAACATGCGGCAGCAGGTTGGGATGCTGGCGGATGGGAGTACTGAGTCCAAGTGGGCCAACAAGCATCTCGATACGCTGGAGGCGGCGGCAACAGATCCGAGCGGAGTGATTGACGGTCCCACCTACCAGCGTCTTACCAATTTTAACTCCGAGATTGGTAAGAACATCCGCCGGGCCTCGTCGAACACCAGCGACCTCGCGTATGACATGAAGGCTGCGCTTGATGATGCGTTTACGCGCACAGCGACTGATCCGGATGCGGTCCAGGCCTGGATCAACGCCCGCAACCAGTACCGTCAGTCGGTGCTCGGAAAGAAACTCGCGGACAAGGCTGGTCCTGACGGCACGCTCAACCCGCAAGCACTCAAGCCCATGCTGAAAGGCAATGTGAGCGGGACGAATGCGGATCTTGCAGACATTGGGCAGTTGTTACCGAAACCAACTTTCACTGGGGGGATTGCGGTCCCGCCGTCGAGTTTTGGCAAAGGTGACGCACTCACGATTGCAACGGCGGCGGCGGGACCGCTATACTACGGCCTGCCTATCCATGCGGGTGCTGCAGCTGCTGGTGCCGAGGCGGCCTTGTTGGCGAGCCGCAAGTTGATGAATAGTAGGTTCCTGGCTGACATGGCAGTGCAGAGTAGGTTGGCACCGCCGGCCAATCCTCTCGTCCGTACGCCTCTTCCGATGGGACCGGGACAGTTGGCGTTGCCGATTGCTGGGGCGCAGAACTACTTGATGGGTGGGCAGAATGACCAACAGTAAGGTGCTTCCGAGAGGATATCGGGATAACAACCCACTCAATCTCCGCCCATCTCAGCCCTGGGAGGGGATTACAGGGGTAGATACTAGTGGTGGTGAACCGGGGTATCTGCAGTTCGTTGACGCTCAACACGGGATACGTGCTGGAGTGCGAATACTTTTGCGATACGAGGAGAACTACGGCCTCCACACCATTCGTCAGATCATGAACCGCTGGGCGCCATCCAGCGATGATAATCCCACTCAACGCTACATCACGTTTGTAGCAATTCAGTTGGGAATTAGTCCCGATCAGGTGATGAGCATTACCGAGACTACGGCGCCGACATTCATCGAGGCGCTCATTCGATTTGAACTTGGTGATCCACTCCAGTACGGTCGTGCGGAATGGTACTCGAAGGATCTTGTGGTGGAGGGAGTGCACATGGCATTCCACTCGACACCGCCTGCGCCTCTTGTGGGGTAATTGATCATGGGTAGCTCTTTTTGGGACGAAGCGAAACAGGTGCTTGGTGTGGTGGCACCGACGCTGGGTAGTGCTGTTGGTGGGCCTCTTGGTGGGATGGCGGCGAACCTGCTGATGAGTGCACTTGGGGTCGATGCGGGAACATCAGCACCGGCTTTGGCGACTGCGATCACGAACGCAACACCGGACCAACTTCTCGCCATCAAGAAAGCCGAGCAGGATTTTACGCTTGCGTTGGCCCAACTTGATGTAAGTGCGGAGCAGGTGGCAGCAGGAGATCGCGACAGTGCGCGGAAGCGGGAAGAGGTGGTCAAGGACCACACTCCTGCGATCCTAGCCTACGGGATTACTTTGGGCTTCTTCGCACTGCTGACCTTCCTGACTCTCCACGATGTGCCTGCCACCTCTCATGATCTGTTGGTGGCGATGGCTGGGGTACTCGGTACCGCCTGGGTCGGATGCATAGGGTATTACTTTGGTACTTCGTCTGGCTCTGATCGCAAGACCGAGCTACTTGCCAAGGCCTCTCCGGCGGTGGGGAGCTAAAATGGCTCGGCGAACTGTCATCGGGGGGAGTGATCGTCGCCGAGCAAGTGACCGTGTTCACGATGTGGAGATGGATGAGTGGTCTCCCGACACTCTCTTCATTCTCTTCCAGAGCTATCGGGAAGAGGTTAATAACATTCTCGAACAGCGAGACATCCGCCACCAGCAGCGGTTTGATGCGCAACAGTCAGCACTGCGCGACACGTTTACGGGGCTGGAGAAACAGTTCACAATTGCAATGCTGGCGGCGGAGAAAGCTGTGACAAAAGCTGAGACTGCAGCGGAACGACGGTTTGACGCGGTGAATGAGTTTCGAAACGCACTTTCGGACCAAGCGACCAAACTACTCACACGAAGCGAAGCTGAGGCACATTTCTCTGCCCTGCTGGATAAAATCGATGGCAACACAACGCAGGTGGCTAAGGTGGAACTTGACGCGAAATTGCTAGGAAGCTCAGCGGTGAAGCGCGAGGACCTCAACCCAATCTACGCCATTATCAATAAACTACAGGACGCGAGTTCAGTGTACAATGGAAAGAACCAGGCAATCAGCATGATGTTTACTGCAGCGTTCTCAGCGATTGCACTGGCGGTGTCCATCGGAGGTCTCATTGTCAGTATTCGCTCCAGCGCCACCACAACTCAAGTCACCTCCGGCCTGTCCCAGGACACGATTGTGCTGGCGAATAAGCTGGATGGAATGATTGAGGAACTGCAAAAGAGCCGTGGAGCTGTGAGTAGAGATTTCAGTCCAGGTGGGGGGAGTGGCCAGCGGCCATGAAATGTACAGGGGCGTTGTTGCTGCTACTACTTGCTTCGCCTGCGCTGGCAGAGCCTGCCGTGGTGTGCTCGGCAGATAATCTCGTCCCGAAGTCCTGGATAGATGGAGGAGTGGTCAGGGGTTATGCAGTGGATACTGCGGTGTTGGTGTTGCGGGCGGCAGGCTATGGACCAGTTATTCCCCGCGCACTCCCGTGGCCGCAAGCACAACAGGAGGCCTTGGCTGGGCACTGCTTCATCACACACTTCAGCAAGACCGACGCACGAGCACGGGTGTACGATTTCTCGGACATGGTTGTGCTGGATCGGATTGTAGCGGTAGTGCTGCGGGGGAGCGAATTTAAGTTTGACTCGCTGACTGATCTGCGCGGAAAGCGGGTGGGGCTGTTGCGTGCGGTGCAGTATGGTGGGAATTGGTCCAGCGCTGTGCCTATGTTTATCTCGGTTCCAGATGATGGAGCGGATCAGAGGCTGAGGGCGTTGGTTCAGGGCCAAATCGATGTGGCGATTATTAGCAGCGGTGCTACTGGACTGGCATTTGCTGCAGCCAAAGCGGGACTATTCCCTGAACAGTTCACGATCTTACAAAATCCAGTGGAATGGGACCCGAATTACATCGCCACAGCCAAGGGCCTGTTGGACGCGATGGCCATGGCTAAGATCAATGAGGCCATTGCTGGGCTCCGCGCTGATGGTACGCTTGCGCGCATATTAAAGCGTTATGCCGATATGGTGCCACAGTGAAGGAGGGTGTGATGTGAGAGTGGATGTGTATGTCCATACGGACTCAGATGCCAAGCTGGACAAGTTGATTCAGATGGTGACAGTGCTTACGGAAAAGGAAGTACAGATCATGGCAAATCTCGATGATATCGAAGCTGCAGTTGCTGCGGAAGCGACTGTGGAGCAGGGGGTTATTACGCTGCTCAATCAACTCTCTGCGGATCTCACTGCGGCGATTGCGGGAGGAGATCCGGCTAAGCTCACCGCGATCCTCACCAATATTCAGGCGAATACGGCAGCGCTGTCGGCAGCGGTGGTGGCCAACACTCCAGCAACGCCGACCCCGCCGACTACCACGGAGCCGCCGACTACTGAGCCGCCTGCACCTACGCCGTAAAGTGTGGTTGTGCAGATCCCACGATCCGGTAAATGAATGTGTGATAAGGCCCCCAATTTGGGGGCCTTATTCCATTCCGAAATCGCTGTGCGGACGGGGAGTGTAGAGGTCGGTGCCAGGGACCTTGGCGAACATGTCAATACGGACGGCGATGTCGAGCAGTCTGGGTCCGCGCTCGGAAGTGGTTTTGGCGGAGATGAACCGGATAAGTTCGGACTCATGGATGGGCTTCTTGTCTGTGACGTAGCGACGCCAAAAGTAAAAATGCATCTCCAACAATAGAGTCATATCACTTTTTCCGGCCATGGCACGGAACACATCCGGCATCACTTGCTCTGCCGCCAACAGCCAATTCCGCGCTCTATCCACATCAAACAGCGTAATCACGAGGGGATTGCCACTCCCGTTGGTACGACTGACGGTGGAGATGATGGCGAGCTTAATCACGTGGACCAGTCTTCTGGCGCAATAGTTACTTAGCCGGCTGTGCGATGGGATGGGCGGTAGGCCCTGTTCGTACCATCGCGAGAGTTCCACCTGGGCGGAATGCGCCCACCCACACTCCGCGTTGGTCATAACCATCTGCTTGAGGCCGGTCAACAGTGAGTCCGTGGTGAGGTGAGCGTAATCATCGAACAGGCCAAGGCGAGGCGCCGAGCCGGAATACACCATGATCACTCGCGACATAAATCCCATGCTCCATGCCTCCTCGGGAAAGAGTGAGGCGAGATACCCTGGCTGGGTGCCAGCGATGATATTGAGTTGAGGATTGATGATGTCCACGGATTTGCTGGTACGGCGGCTTTCCGAGAAAACTTTCGGGTTGTCATAAATGTCCGTGAGTACTGAAAGAAACTCCATGTCATGGCTCGGCAACAGCACCCCGAACTCACTCGAGGCCATGGAGAGGGAGTGGTATTCGATAAGTTTTGTTGGGTTGTCGGTTTCGATCTGGTGGCTGGACTCGAGCACATCCAACAGCGCGGCCTTGGTGGTGCTGTTCGGTGCCACCTTAATGTGCTTCGTTCCCATCCAGAGTTCCCGAGTGGGTTTGAGCGCCTCGCTCTTACCGATCCCTGGAGGGGAAACCAGCAGCACATAGAGGTTGGGGTAAATTTTTCCCATGCTGGTGCTAGCGGTGACACGATGCTCCAATGCCCCAGCTATGCACGAAATTCCAGCCCAGAGACGAAATATCTGTGGCGAGGCTACGTTTTCCGTAGCTACAATATAATTGTCAATCCAATCTGACATAGGTCAGAATCCCCTTAAAACACGCGATCCAGTCCCTCTAACCGAGGGCGCAGAGCGGTTCCTTTTTTGAGGCCATTGGGGTTGAGCGTCTCGTGGTAATTAGCCCAGTTGTAACCAACCTTGCACTCGCCTGGGACGATCAACTCGTGGCCGTGGTGTTCGTGGCGAATGTCGATGAGGCGGAGTGCCTGAGAGCACAGGGCTGGGAGATCCGCGGACACGGGAACCTGGAAATAGATGGCGTCGTGGACTTGAGCTAAAAGTTGGACCTCCCGTCCGAGTTCGTTCCATACGCGCCACATGCCGAGATTCATCCGCATCGCCGTCGAGGACTGAGGCGAGAACGCAATCGCTTCGCGGAGGGTTGTGTCGTCACTGGGGCGCCCGAAGAATGTCCGTGTCACATCCCAGGGGGTGGTAAGCTGGTGAGTGGTCTGGATTTGAGTCGCGACCCAGCGGTGCCACTTTGGGATGGCCGGATAGGCAGTGAAGTAGGCTCGCTGGAAATCCTCCATAAGGCGCAATACCACCTTGAGGTGACGGGCCATAGTCCAGGGAGTGCCCATGTAGTTTGAGCCGTGGCCACCTCGTTTGGCCAGATCCCGATACGAGAACTCACGATAGAACTTAACGTCAGCAATAGCTCGATCGCGCTTCGGGTCTCCGGTCCATGGGAGATCCCGCCAGATGAGCTTGGCCGTGGTGACGTGGAGGTCGCCAGAGTAGCACGCATCGAGATAGGTCCAATCGCCCAGAATGGTTCCGCAGAGCCAACCCACCTCACGACTCTCGGCCTGCTCGAGATCAATACCAACAAGGATGTAGCCTGGGTCCGCCACGAACATCTTGCGGAGTTCCGGAGCGATATTTTGTATATTTCTCCCGGTACCTGTAACTGATCCAGAGCTACTAAATCTCCAAGTTTCAGTACCTGCAATATTGAAGCTGGTTCGGAAACGACCATCAGGATCAATCTCGGTTTCGAGTACTTCTAATTGTTTAGCATAGTCCCGTACTGCCAAAATTGTAGTTATTATTGGAAGTGCGTGGAAATAGATCTGGAGTTTCTCTAAGGTCTCTCTATCGGTGGAGAGTCGGCGGACTCCCTTTTTTGAACTCCACTGTTCTGGCAGGTGCATGGTGCCGTAGAAGAAATCGATTAACTGTTTCGGACTGCGGGGATTGAGACCCTTCCCCCACACCGCAAATGCCAGTTGCTGCAGGACGTTGTCCAGGCGAACAAGCTTGTTGCGCAAGCACTGCGCCCCGATCCTCCGCTCGGTTTCATCAATGCGAAACCCTCGCATCGACATTTCAAGCGCAGGCCCTTGAAGCGCACGCTCAAACCCATACACCTCTGGTTCTGCGTTGAATAGGGTTTGGAGAGCCTCAAGAACCTCGAACGTAACACAGCAATCCAGACCATTATAGATCTGTTCCTGCTGTGGGATATGCTGTCCCTCCACCAGCAAGTCGGTTCGAATGTATGGCAACGGGGCTACTCCTGGATTTTCCGATACTCTATCTCGATATCGTTGGCCTCGGCCAGGGCAATTTCATCTCGCATGCCAGAGCTGATTCCCAGATCCGCATACACCGCGAGCACATCACTCACCAGAAGCCATTCCTTGGCTGCGGCCATGCCAACGTCCCGATCCACCTCATCGGTGTCATCGAGGACCTGGGGGTAAAGGAGGTGCGGGACGTACGGAGCATCACCACGGCCGAGAGCGTCGAGCATGGCGGATTGGGCATACTTGGTGTGGGCGGCAGTGTCGCCACTGTAGGGGGAACAGATGAAAACGCAGAGCATGGGAGGGTCTCCTTGGGTTACGTATCTAAATACCGCATCGCCGGAAACAGGGGTTTAAGGTAGGACCGAATCGTTTAAACCCCTTCCTAAAGGGTTTGACGGACCGACACGACATGGCACCGCGTTGCCCCTTTGCGGGTGGGTTTCCGCCGATGATATCCCTTTTGCCAATCCGCCCTTCCGCCAATCGGAGCCTTTGATGACCGCCTCGCCACCTTATTGGCACACGTTAGGTGCGGGGGACAATTCGGACATTTTCCGAACGAGTACCAACCGCACCAGCATCGTTCTGCGGTCGGGATTTTGGCAAGCGACCGCATGTAATCCTGCTGGTCCTCATTGAAGAGGCTCATGACGGTTCGCCGGCTATCTGGATGCGGTCTCCGAGGACGCGGCGGAGGATGATCGCCATTCCGCGCCACGTTCCGTCTGGTTCAACCAGCCACGCGTCTCGGAGCCGCTGGCATTCCTCCATCGTGACCGTAACCGGCGTGGAGAGGAGGTGGGCGCGGGAGATGGCGGCGACCGCTTCTGCGACGGTTAGATGTCCATCACGAGCTGCGGTGATTTCTCGATAGATCACATCACGCACGTCTTCCGGCGCCTGCGGTGTGGTAAGGTTTTGTTCAGGAGTCATGGCTTGTATCCTTTTTACACTGCTATTGGAGGTCACTCTTCTCTCTTCAACTCTTCTTCCTTGCGTCTGGTTCGCATCAACTTCCACGAGCTTTCAGAGGTGTAAATGCTCCCCATGAAGCCTAAGCTCTTTTGGAGTTCTGGGAACATGGAGTGATGGAGCAGCATTGTATCGTGGAGGCAATTGCGTGGACGTAGTCCCATCCGCGCCAAATACGCGAGATCATACATGCCATTTTGGAAGATCTTGGGCATTGGGAGCTCCAGCAGTATTCGTATGTGCTCCCACGCAGCTAACTCATCATCGAGCGTAGGCCAATAATTTCTGCCAGGATATCGACCATCATACAGAGGAATACAAATAGCGTCACAGCGAGAACGGGCAAATCCCACACAGGAGATTGTTTTGTGCATAGTCTCAATGTCAACAGCAAGGTAGTTAGCATGTCGGGCCTCCTCGGTCCATTCAGCGATCTCGGCTAGAGTTGGGTCAACTAGGACTTGACGTTGCGGACGACGGATCTCGGGGAACTCCATCTCGCGTTTCGCCTTTAGGAGGTCCTGGAGGACGACGACTCGAAGGGCCCAGTTGCGAAGCACTGCCGCAGGGTGGTATGTGGGGAGGACTTTTAAGCCAGCGGCTGGGCCTACACCATGCGCCACTACTCCCCGAAGCGCACCGATGGCAGCACGACCTAGAAGTGCCCAACAGGCGGTGGCACCGAGGGCGATGCAAAGGGTGCGAGGGGCGAACGCGAGTTCCGCGCCCAGGCGATCGAGCTCTGGGAGATGCTCTGGAAGGAGATATTTGCCCTGACGCAGCGGGAGAAGCGGATAGTTAAATCCGGCGTCCTTTTTCGGACCACAGAGGAGATCGATGTTGTTGCTGGGAGGGCGTTTGGCGAGGACATTCGTCAACAGGAGGTCCTGGCGCCGGAGACCTGCGTCTATGAGAATACGAGAGAGTTCCTGTCCGCTCGCTCCGACGAACGGGAAGCCGGTTAGTTCCTCCTGCTCTCCGAATGCTTCACCAACTATAACAACAGGAGCATCTCTCGGACCTGTAGTATGTGCAAAAGGAGGAGCTACAGTGTGTACCAAAACTTCCTCCTGTTTATTATGTTGCTTATGGTTGAACTGCTGCATTCATATTCTGCAGCAATATCTCGCATAGTATAGAGTCCGGTCCTGTGCATAAAACGTATATTCTCAAAATCGTCTTGAGTGAACCTTTGATCCTTGGCTCTGCCTTTAAGAACGCAGTCTTGTTTATTCTCTGTGTCTGTTCCTAAAAACAGATGGGCTATGTTGCAACAAAATCCTCGGTCACAGTGATGACATACCTGCAGTCCTTCCAGTATGACGCCTTTTGCCAGTGTCCAAGCATGTCTATGACTTAAGTAACTCTTATCATTTCGCTTTGTGAGTTTATATTTGTTATGAGCATGGTGCATCGTTGTTGGAAACCAGCAATCAGTGTGAGTAATCTCCATCTGGTTCCAAAAGAGACGATCTTTTGCATAAACTTCTGGATCGAGTAACAGACTAATAGTCGTCACTTCGCCCCCAGCGGTGCGGGTTTCGCCAACAGGGTGGAGGCGGCGCGAAGAGTGCGGAAAAGTTTCATCGCGGAGCATGCGTTTGCGTGGTGTTCGGCATCGGACTCAAGCCCGAGAACTCGCTTGGCACCGAGGCACTCAGCAGCACGCAGCGCCGAGGCGCTTCCACAGGTCGGGTCGAAGAGCGTGGTGTGTTCGTCCACAAACATCTGGAAAAAGTGCTTGAGGACGGGTTCGGGTTTGGTGCTCGGGTGGTGTTCTTTGTTGGTGGGAGCGGCGATAGCGTTTGCCACAGGCTTGACGATGAAGCGATCCTCGCGAGACGCTACCAGGGCGGTTTCGTAGATGCGTCTCGGGCCTCGATTAGAGTCGGGCAAGATCCCCACGTTGTCGGACTTGAGCCACAAGAGCGGAAAAGGACTGAAGATGAGGCTCGGGGCGAGTTTGCGAAACGCCTCAAGTGTTGCCGTGTAGTGCTCCATGGAGAACCAGAACATCAGGTGGCCCTGGGGGGACATGATCCGGTCGAGGTTATCGCAGAGGCATGCGATGAGGTTCCAGTAATCCTCCTTGCTATCGCTGTAGGGAGCTTTTCCCTGGGACTTCGTCGCCCACTTGTCGCGACCACTCATGGCTCCACCAAACACGTTCATTCCGTAGGGGAAATCGCAGTGGATGAAATTGAACCGAGGTCCGGTGTACGTCGGTGCCCAGGTGAAGAAGGATGTTTGGAGGATCGACTCACCTGGAGGGACGATCACACTCGTGGTGAGGGGTGCCGCTTTCTGGCCCGGTAGGAGGGGCGCTACGACTGGCTTCTCCTTGGGCGCAGCAAAGATCTCCTCCCCGGCGTCCATGATCGCACCGACTGCGTCGCCAATACGGCGCTCGTCAATTCGGGCCAGGACGTTGTACGCCGGCATGATGCCAGTAGCGGTGGAAATTCTCGGGTCATCCAACTCGCGTGCCACGCGGAGAATGGAACTGATGTAGGCGGGACCGATGGCGAGTGCCTCGGCGGATTGCACCTGCGACCATCCAGGGGTGAGAGTGCAGTAAAGCTCGTGGAGCTTGGCCACGGCCTTCACCTCGTCCTGCCATGGGAGATCACTCCGCTTGAGGTTCTCCTCAAGCTCAATCACCACGAGTTCCAGCGGAGAGAGTTCCTCGATAAATCTCACCGCGATGGTTTCGTGGCCAAGTTCCCGACATGCCGTCAGTCGGCGCTCACCGGCGACCAGAACCAACTCTCGAGTCACAACCACCGGGGAGATTAGGCCATTGCGTCGGATGGACTCGCGGAGGGAGGTCGTGTCGATTTTACTCCGCTGGCGCTCGTCCCGGTTGATGAGGATGGAACTGGTGGGAATTACTTGGAAGTCATTTGTGATTGGCACAGCGGGATACTCCAGTGGAAAACGGGACCATTTCTGGTCCCGTTCCATTAATGCGTTCAGACTCCCTTGAGATTACCTACGTCATTGAAGGTGTCTTTCCCGTCCTCGCTGTTGCGCTGAGTAACCTCGAGCAGCACCTGGCACCCGATCAGGTCGGGGAGGATCTCGCCGAGCGAACGCCCCGTTCCGTCGATGCCGCAGCTTTCCCACAACTCCTTCACCCGATACTCTGCATCGTCGGTGAGGTAGTAGTCACGGCGGAGTTGCTTCTTCGAGAGATCAATCCCATCGAGTTCCGTCGGATCGATGTCCTCGCCAGCACCGTTGATCTGGACAAAGTACCGCACGTAAGGAGTCTTCTTCTCCTTGCTCTTGCCGTACTCGTACTTGGTGATGGTCCCCTCGTAGGTCCCGGCGGGAAGAGGCCGGGGACGCTCGATCTGCTCGGCAGGCTTAGAGAGCAGGGCGCGGAAATCGGTAGCGATGTTGGTGTCGGACACGGTGGACTCCTGGATTTGGGTTTGTTCAGTGCGGGTTTTTTGTGCTTTTGCCATGTGTTTAACTCTCGAACTTGTGAATGAGTTCTTTGAGTGCGTGGATCATGTCGTTGCGCTGTGCGTTGCTGATGTAGTTCATTCTCCCTGGGCTGTTAAAATCGAAAACGAGAAGCGCGAAGCCATGCTGCGGGAACTGAGTCCGCAAGAGCGCGCCGAGTGCCTTCATGACAGCAAGGTGGGCTTCCTCGATGTCGGAGTGATCGTTCGGCGTAGTTGGCACTCGATGATCTCCTTAAGGGGTCTGGTGTGGAGAAGTATGATGGCGGGAGTCATGCGAGTTGGACTGGGCCAAAATATCTCTTCAGCCATGGTGGGGGAGATGAATAGGGTTTGAGTAAGAAGAGGGCGGATCACTTTGAGGCGGCCATGGCAGAGGTCTGCTCGACCGTCGAGGCAATAGCACGCTGCACAGCCGCTGGAGCTGTTGCCGGTCCCCGAACCAGTTTGAAGTAGTCGGCGAGGCCAGTCTCCAGTGGGAAATCTGGCGGCACCCGCAAGGGTGCCGTGTTCTTGAGGTCGATTACTCCCTGGGTGTTGGTGTGGATCTTACGCTTGACTGCACTCCCCTGCCCCGTGGACTTGACGCCTAACATGGTATTGAAGTATCTGCCGACCTTTGGGGGCAAGGCCTTGCCGAGTGAGGCTGGATATCCCCTCAGTGGTCCGTTGTCCTCGCCAATAAACGCAATATGCGCAGTCACAATAACATTGCACTTGATTGATGAGTCAAAGAGCATCTGGAGCGCACTCTCGACGAGGTTCTGGGCCTGGCCGAAGTCGGACTGGAATGGGGCCTTCCCGACTCGACCGTTCATCGAGAGTATGAAGTTCATCGCAGCGGTGGAGAATGTTGAGAGGGAGTCAATCACCAGAACATCCTGTGGAGTCCAGGAGGTGAGAAGGCCTAGGTCGACTGTCGGGGAGTTCGGACCTGCTAGCTCTGTCCAGTGGTACAGGAGATTCATCGTCCTGGGCCAGACGTCTACGCGAACTGGCTGGAGTGTCTTCCCGACCCTCTTCATAGGCTCGGTCAGAGTCACATACTGAACTCGGTCCAGAGAGTCCTTCGCGTACGGGGAGTTCGGATCGGATAGAAGGTTATGCAGCACGTCCAGGCCATTATCGAGATCCAGTACTCGGAGATTAAAACCGGCCGAGGCCAACGATGCGAGAGCCCCGGTTTTCCCACTGCCAGAGTCGCCAATAAGGAGCATCTTGGTGGTTGTGGCGGACTGGTGTTGGCTGAGAGGGGGCATGAGGTTTCTCCATGCCGCATTCGGCACAGTTGCTCCAGTGGTTGCGGTTGAAGTGACCGCAGTTGGCACATTGCCAGTTGATCGAGGTGGGGACTTTGAACGGTTCGACTTGTGGAGGTTTTTCCCAGGTCATGATGGGGGGACCTTATGGTGCGGACTTTCGTATTGGCATCGAATCACAGAACACGATTGAGGTACACTGGGGTTTGGAGCGAGGAACGACATCGCGGCAAAGAGGGCAGACAATTGTGGAGGACTCCTCCGCCGGAGCAACGGCTGTGTAGCCATCAGGCTGAGACGGAGGCAGGTTGATGCTCGCTGCGCAACGCCCCAGCAGGCTCTCGATATAGCGCTCAATGCCATCAGTACCAAGGTAATAACCGGTCATCACACATCGCCTCTCACCTGGAGTGGGTCCCACACTCGCTTGGTAAAGTCCGCCTCGAGCCACTGTTGGCGGACCTGGGGGGACTTCGAGCAAATGCCTCTGTAGCGGCAACCGCCGTAGTTGTTGCAGCTTTTGTCGTTCATTGGCCAGTAGTTATTGGCAGCATATTTTTCCGCCAGTTGCAACCAGTGGCCGAGATCCTGGTGCCACTCTTCGATCTGCGCTGGGGTGCGGGTAATGAATCCCCGCTGAAAGGCGCTGAACGTAATGGCGACCTGAGCAGCGTCCACGATGAGGCCAGCCACCGGGAGCGCGTAGACAATTTTGGTCGCCAAGACATACTGGGAAAATTGGTTATCAGGAGAGAATTTACCGAAAAAATCATTCGAGATGGTAGACTTGGTAGTCTTGCGGTCTACGACATAGGTCTGGTCATTCAGCACCCCCAGACGATCGATGTGGCCGCACGACAGATATGGCTCGCCGGTCAGTGCTGAGGTGTAACCATTTTCGTAGCGGAATGACAACTCAACTGCCGGACGGCCGTTCGCCAAGCGCACTGTCTGGATCGGATCGACTTTGAACTGCTCCAGATACCAGATGATGGAGCGGAGGAGTGTGAAGCGATTTTTGTTTTTATCATCCCAGGAAATGGGACGATTGAGCGTGCTGTTCCAGGTGGATTCCAACACCACTCGAACGGCGGCAACGGTTGCTTGATCGTGGTCGGCTCCGGCGAAACGCTCATGATCGTAGCGCTCAAGAGCGGAGTGGAAGATCTGACCAAACACCAGATGCACGCTGGGGCGCTTAGGAGTCCAGCCATGGATTAGCTCGTACTCGTAGAACCTGCCGCAGGTCTTGAGGGCACCGAGTGATGTGGAGTCCCAGGCGATCTGGAGCGTTGGGAGAAGGGTGGAGAAGGAACTATTTACCACAGCAATCTTCCTCCCAGTTGGAGCCGTAGATGAAGCACATGGCGAAATCGTAATCTTCCCATGTTTCTGGAATGGATTGTCCAAACTCCTCTGCCAACCAAACAAGGTCAGGCATGCTGAGCAGTTTCATTAGACGTTCCACCTCAGAGTCCAATGTCGCTCAGGGACTTCGGCATTACCTTCTTGGCCTCGGGGTCCTTGCTCTTTGCCCCGCTCAGCTCCCACTTCTCGCGCTGGCGGCGCAACTCCACAACAATTGTCATGATGTCGGTGTCGCTGAGCTTTAGCGGGTCCCGAGAGAACAGTTCGTCCAGACTCTGGGGTGAGGCTTCACTGAGCGAGCTCATAGCACGATATCCTCATCTCCATCTACCATCTCTTTCATGATCTGCAGATCCGAGTCGGCAATGATTGGATGATGAGCATCTATCAGTCCCTTTGCCTCCACGGAGTTGAGGAACTTCCTCACCATGAGGCGGATGGCTTTAGAGAAGCCCAGGGTGCGCCCGAACAATAACTCAGTTCGTTCGATATCTCGCGAGTAAAGCCAAATATGCCTACGGCTGATCTCTTCACTCTCGTACTTAGGCATAATTATTCGTCTCCGGGTTGTGACTGAGCGCGCACTTCGCCTCCGCGGACGATCCACAGTTCATCGCTTGCGTGGGGCGACTGGCGAAACTGGAGTGATTGAAGGGCTGGATCTCCACAGCGATTTCGTGCATTGGTGAGGGTTTGCGCCGCTGTGGTGAAATGCGACACCCGAACTACAATCCCCAGCTTCGAGGCCAGTGCTTCGTAGAGGATGGCAAGAATTTCGTACTCTTCCATGGAGACCTACAACGGGAATACTGCGAGGTGGGTTTGGGCTTCGAGTTCTGCGATGTAGCGGATCACGTTCTCGCTGAAGCCGTCGATGTGCGTCCACTCACCATAACCGACACCGTGCTTGGCACTGGCGACATTGATCATGTAGCAACGGCCGTGGCCGGGGTGCTCTACACGATCATGGGACTGCTCGTCTGTGATGATGATTAGACGGTCCCAACAGTTGTTGGTGGCTGCGCAAACGGTACGGAGGGCCTGGCCCAGGTAAGTGCCGGAGTGGTTTTGGGAATTGGTGATCTCGGAAATCCCTGCTAGGCCACGCCAGGGAGCACACTCGACCACCTTTTCTGAGAACGTGAACACCCGGAGTCTCGATCCGTTGATTAGCGATGCGAGGGCTGCGGCGGCATCCAAACGGCTGAGGTCTGAGCGCGCTGATAGCGGATCGTCCATGGAGCCCGACACGTCCGCCAGCACGAGGGTGGTACCAGACAGCAGCGGTAGGCGCTCGATGGCCTTCTGCATCGCGTGGTCGAGTTCGTTAGCGAACTGCGGTGCAGCCCGAACTGCAGCGACATAACGAAACGGCAGCACCTGATGAGCGCCCTTCCCCGCAAGAATGGCCTCGCAGATCAGGTCAGGGTTCACTTCCGACTCGGCCATGTTGCGCAGGTTGCGGAGCAGCGCAAGATAGCCAAGATCTCCAGTGGTGAGGAGTCGAGTAAAGGTCTCACGCTTATCGGCACCTGCGCTCAGCGCCACCTCCCAGGTATCGGGCGCGGATAGAGTCTTGTTGGCAAGATCGCGAAATGCGTTCACCTGGGACTCGGACTCAGGCTTAGCGTGGACGAGGAACATCACGTCACGGAGCCGGATAGCTTTGGCCCGGTTGTACTTCGCAAGTTGGTAGGTGCTGAACTTGCGGAAGGCACGAGCGAGGCCGCGCTTGAGTTGGGCACTGAGTGGGCACTTCCCTCTCCGCCAGTAAATGGCGAGGAGCTCGGTGATCTCGTCAGCACGGGCAATAGTCGTTTCGATGGTATCGGACACGAGCGAGGTACCGGGAGCGAGCTTGGCGAGGGAGGCCAACAAGAGGAGCGGAACATGGCGCAGGTGCATTTTGTGCCGTGCCTCGATCGCGAGTGCTGCAATCACCTTCGGGGAGACTTGCTGACACAGCTGCTCGATCCGATCGGCGATGGCAGTTCCGTTCTCGTAGAACTCACGCTCCCACAGGAGGCATGACATGACGGAGCGGCGAAGGGCTTGCTCGGGAGACATAGGTGCCGCATGTGCGCCTTCGTGGGTCTTTGCTGCGATCCGGTTGATCTCCATGATGTGGGCCTCAGCCTGTGGTTGTGGTTGTGGGCAAAAAAGGAGGGCCTTTCGGCCCTCAGTGGAGGAACATCACGTCGGCGGCACTTGGCTTTTGCTCTACCCCTGAGCTACGAACAAGGTCTACAGCCTTGTTCAGAGGGATTCGAACCCTCGACCTAAAGTTGAAGTATCCGGCAACTACACCATCCACAAGAGGGACGACCGACTCGACTGGCTGGGAGGGGAACAAAGCGCTGACGGGACACGTCACCCAAAGAAGTACCCGTTAGCAAACACCACCTCCCAGGCCATTCGGACTTTACGATGGAGAGGAACAAGGGGGCAGGTTCGGTACCGCAGTATGAAGTAACCGAACCTTACACCATCTCCAGGTAGCGTTACGCCGAAGGCTGGTCGGCCGTCTCGGCCGGAGCGGTGGCCTTGGCGATCAGATCATCGAGCACGATCGTTGCAGCCTCCTTGGTCACAGCAATCCGACGCTGTGCCTCGACTCGAATGTCGGGACGCTTCGACAGGAGTTCCGTCACCAGGGAGTCCATCCGGCCCTCGGGGAGATTCTTGACCAGGACCTTGTGAGCCGCGAGATGCTCGGTGACGATGGACTTCGCGATGCGGATCGCCTCACGCTCGACCGGGTCCGCAACCGCCTTCGGAGCACGCCGGCCGGAGAACGTATAGGTGCTCGCGTACTCGGCGAACTTGGTGGTGAGTTCCGCGATGACGGTCTCGTCGGTGAGATCGGTCTTGTCAGGCAGGCCGAGTGCGGTCCGAGCTGACTTGACCACCGAGGCGAAGTTGTTGCGCAGATTCTCGCCGAAGGTCTGGTTCAGCACATTGGCCTCAGCCTCGGAGAGCACATGGCCCTCGTTGTACGGCGCAGGGGCGTTGAACTGGAGACCCTGGATGAGGATGGTCTGCGAACCGGTATCGCTTGAATTGTCGCCGTTGGTCGCGGGCTTGGTAACGGGCTTAGCCATGATTGATCCTTGGAATGGAATGGGGCGGGATGTCCCAATGGAATGGTGGAGGTGAACGACAGGCTCGATGCATTTGTATGGTGTCACACAATGGGACCGAGATCAAATAGAAAGTGCCCGACACACCTTCTTTTTGCGAATGGGCACACAAACCTATTGTGATGTCGCATTTCGCGGTAGTGCGCTACAGTCCGATGTCACTCAGTTTAAGTGTCGGTTTGGCTGGGACAGGCAATGGCGATGACATTCCCTCGTAGGCAAAACAGTTAGAGAGAACTGACTCAGGGTCTGCTATGAAATCGGATAGAAATTGGCACAGGGTTAAGTCGTTTGGGACCTCGTAGTGAAGTTCTCGTGCTGAGTTAAATGACATACGTAGCCAGACGCCGAGGCGATATCCACCACGCAAGAGCGGGAGGACTGACATGGCCGGGAGTGGAGCAATCGGTCGGCCTTGATTGTCGAGATAGGCGGGGCGGTAGTTCACTCTGGGCCTGCCCTCGTCATAGTAGTTCACAGCGGCTCTCCTGGTGACTGATCGCCCTTAGCGATGGCTAGCGCTTCGGCTCGGTGTTCTCGGAGCCAGTTTGCTGCCCAGCTCTCAACGACGATGCGAAGCTTGGCGCTGGTTTGGTGAGGTTCAGGTATAGTGGCCCAAATGAACTCCAGGTGATCATTGTCAGTGTAGTGGCGGAAGGTGATATCGACGGGGACGGAGGTTCCATCGTAGAGTTGATAGAGAGTTGTGAGAGTGTGCTTCACGGTACAAACTCCTATAGGCGAGGTGGTGTTCCTGCTTCAAGGTCTGCGTCGATCTGCGTAATGGCACCGCTAACAGTTCCAATTACTTTTCCGAGCCAGAAAATCGAAACAAGACCCAGACCATCGAAGTCAGGCGCATCCATTATTGTCTTCTGGAGACGGTTCATGTGCTGGCGAATGATTAGCAACTCGTGGCGGGTCATTTTAGTGGACTCCCTCGAATAGCCGGCCAAAGTTGCTTTCGCCTGCCTGAACCACGGCTCCAGTCTCGATGAGGTTGGTAACTCGAGTACCTTCGCGCTTGATCTCATAGACAGTACCGGTACTTTCGCCGTTTTTCTGCACGACGAAAATGGTTAGGATCTCCATCCGATTTGGCTCGAGAGAAGGCCGGACGGCTTTGGCGCTAGCGGCTGCATTGGGATGTTCCGTAGCCCAGCCTTCAGCCATGATGGTGTAAGCGGTGGCGTTGTGGGCTTGGAGCACCCCACGCAGCACATCCAGCGCTGCGTGCTTCTCAGTGCTGTTGGAGAACGGAAACACGATGACTATGGGAGTTCCGTCTTTGGACTCGAATAGGAGTTGGGGCAACATCTCCTCGTTGCTGGTGTAGAAATCGTGAGCTAATGCGATAGCATTCTCGAGCAGATCATTGGTGGAAGTGGTCATGGCTGGGACCCCGGCTGGGCTGTCGGTTCGATGGTTTCGAGATCGGTACGGACGCTCAGGTGGATGAGCTTTACAGTACGACGTTCTCGCTCGGCAATGCGAACGGCCTGTGCGCGTAGAGAGTCCATCCGCTCCTGGTCTGCTCCGACGAGAGGCATCCACGTGAGTTCACCATCGATAAGGGCCTGGACACTGAGTATGCCCTCGCCCTCCTCATCGACGGAAACCCAAGCCCAGATTTCGTTAATGTGGAGAAGTGCAGTCATGATTGTGGCTCCGTGGACTTGTTGCCAAGGAGACCTCCCTGGGCGAGCCAAGCGTGGAAGCGCTCGGGAGAGCCCCAGCACGCGCCAGGGGCTTCGTTATAGAAGAAGCGGACCCACTCGTAGAGTAGTGGTCCGTTTGTGTCATCGGCGTTGGATGCGGCAGATTTGAGATCGTTGCAGAGGAAGGAGGTGAGGAAGCTTCCGGGATGGATGCCGTGCATGATGTAGTTGTGTATGGCTCGGTGCATGTTCCGGTTCGGGATTTTGTCCCAGTTGGGTTCAAACATGATTACCTCGATGTGTTGTCGATAGCGAGTTTGGTTTCGAGCTTTACCAACTGACGTTGGTATCCCATGGCTATGAGTAGCTTTTCGACTGTTAGGTTCTGCGGACGCTTAGTATCTCCGTAGAAGATTTTCATCAGAGTACTTGGAGCCAGGTTCGCCTCAGCAGCAAGACGAGTAATGGTTCCGCGAGCCTGTCTGCCCTGGAGCATGGTGCGAAGGAGATCCACACACGGATCTTTCTCGATAAAACGATAGTCTTTGGCCATGGAAGGGGCTCCTATGGCGTGGACATTACTTGGTCCCACGCCGGCTCGCCGAGAGTGAGGAAATTGTCAATGGCAGTAACGGCTTGGGCGGGAGTGGCGAAGTAGGCTGCCTCGCATATGTCCTGCGGCCTTCCTATGTTAAAAAGTGATGCAAAACGAGGGTCGTTGACTGCGATAAAAGCTTGTGCACGCATTCTGAGATGACCATGGATACAACAGCGCGACCCCTGCAAATATGTCATATCGAATGTGTCGGGAGAGATAACACCAGACTGAAGATCGTCACGGAGTGCGACCAACGCGGAGCGTTCTGCGTTTGTGAGAACAGGAAGGGCTCGAGTTACTGGTGTCGGAGTGATGTCGAAGGGCACGATAGGGCTCCTAAGTGAGGTTGTAGAGACAGTGTTACTCTAAACGATTGCGTTATGTGGCATCACTGGGCTTCTGCGGGGTGGACCAGGCAATTCCGGTGGAGAGAAATTGATTGATGGCTTCGACGGCATCTGTCGGGAGTATCGGACAGGAAGCGTGAGTGCTAGGGAAACCAAAGAACAGAATAGAGAAACGAGGGTCAGTATAGAAGACACCGGACTCGTTTTGATTTATCTTCAGATACTTTGCCATCCAGCCGCCAATGCAGTGTTTAGTACCGCAATGCGGCGAGTAGTCATCAAAGTATAATATACAGAAACATTCTGGAGGAATTACACCAGAGGTCAAGTCGTCGCGAACTCGCAGCAGGGCTTCGAGCTCTTTGGGGCTGAGATGTTCTCTGGCCCAGATGTGGTTGTCGGGGGTGGGTGTTGCGTCAAAGGGCATTGGAGTTACTCCTCAGTTAGAACCAAATACGCCTGGAGAACAACAACGCAAGTCCAACAATGTCGGAGAGTAAATCCGGGTCAGTGTCGGGATGCCGCTGTAGCCAGTTGTTGCGGTAGATTTTTGTTGCACGGATGTTGTAGGGAAGGTGCTTAAGCTGGCCGATCTCGTCAACAAACATATCGAGATGCTTGTTGTCCCAGAGCACAGAGACATGCTCGAAATGGGTGTTGGGGAAGTGCGGACCGACAACAGCTGAAATCTCGGCGAAGGTGGGTTCCGGAGAGAGTCGAGCAATAAATCGGTCCTCACGTCCGCTTGGATGAATTGCGACGTATTCCACAGCGGAGAGCAGACTATGGTTAGGTGGAGCGGCAGTATAGCGCGGCTTGTTGCGGGTCATTGGAGTATGTTCCTTTAAGTGAAGTCCTCAAGGTTCGCGAGAATGAGTGTGTGGCGGGTTCGGGTCTCTGCGACGTAGCGGAGATTTAGTTCCTGGCGCATGGGCCTGTCATCACCGGCGGACAGGGCTTTCCTGGCCCACTTCGAGGGGACTCTCCACGGATCGAGATGGACAACAATATCACTCTCGAGACCTTTGAACTTGTGAATGGTGGAGAGGGTAACTCGGCCGGAGGCACGAGAAAATAACTCGTCGAGGGCTTTGCGAAGAGCGCCGGAATTGGGCGTCCCGGAGTCAAGTACTGCGAGTAAGCTGTCTCGGCGATCCTCAATCCCGGCGATCTTTTCCTGCTTGTCATTCGCAGCCGCGATTTCGATCTGGTCCTCACTCCACTGGACGATCAGCTTGCGGCACTCCGCGGCAGGGATGCTGTCGAGCGGGATGATCTTTTTCGCCAGCGTAACTAGGCCCTTGCCGATCTCCCTTCCAAGCATGACCGCTCCGACACCTTGGCGAATTAGCTTCATGGCGATCGCCATGAGAGGGGCATTGTTGCGGCAGAGAATAGTCACTGACTGCTTTGGCTCGGCGGCAATGAGAGCCCAGGTCCAGTGGTCGTGGTTGAAGCTCCAGTCCCAGATCTCGCCTTCTGCGTTGGACGGGGCGGCGGTGAAACCGGGGGCGTGAGGCTGTTGACGAGCGACAACCACGCGAGGACAGCGAAAGGTCACGGACAGGCGTAGGTCCAGCCACTCTGGACGTAGCTTTCTCATCGAGAGCATACTGCTGCTGTCCGCCCCTCTCCAGGCGTAGATGCCCTGCTTGTCATCTCCGGCAACGATCAACCTGTCGATGAGGGTTCGCTTGATTTGGAGGTGGTTGATTGGAGAGAGGTCCTGCGCCTCGTCCACGAACACTCGAGGGAAGCGGGGGAAGTTGCCGTTGAACAGTGCGCTCATGTAAATCTGGTCGTCGTAGGAGATGAGGCCGGTGAAGCTTTCAGCGATGCATGCACAGAGGACCGCACGGGCGAGCGGTAACAGGGGCTCGGCGTCGGTTACGAGTAACGAGTCGGCGATATCACCCCACGACTCTGGTGTGTCCGCAACTAGGCCCTTGTGAGGGTAGGTGTTGGGAACTAGGCCGAGATGTTGGGCGTGGCTGACGATCGAGCGAACGTCGCTCCATTGCTCTTTGGTCAGGGCGAATCCCTCGGACTTTGCGACAGCAGTTAGGAGGCGGCCGACTTTGCGTTCGTCCACGATGAGGGTTTGGCGACAGGCCCTCCCCCAGGCTCTGTGGCCGAGGCCATTGAGCGTGAGCACTGTGAAGTGGGGCGGGAACCGCTTTTCGAGTTCAGCCTTGTTCTTCACTCCGAAGGCCAGGGCAAGTGACGGTCCTGGTGGCATGGCCCACGCAGCGAGCTCGAGTGCGGTGGTTTTGGCGCATCCGGCGTCGGCACTGATCATGAGGGAGAGCGGCGAGTTAATGGCTGCCTCGATGATGACGGTTTGCTCTGGGGTGGGAATTATGTCAGCACGGTCCATCAAGGCTACTCTCGCTAGTGGTGGGGCTCGTCACATCTGGTACTCTCAAAGGCATCGGCTGCTCACGGCTGTCGGTGCCCTCTTATCTATTGGCTCGTGGGTTTGTCGTTCGAGGTCGTCGGTACACTCTCTGTTCTTGACTGAGGGCTCACTAGCAGTGGTACACTCCGAGATGTCGGCTGGCTCTCATCCATCGGTACTCTCAACATATTCGGCTCTGGGACATCGGCACACTCCGGACGCCTGGCTGTGCCTTTGGGCTCTCTCGCAACGGTACACTCAAACAACATGGCTATTCGTTCGCCTTTCACGGTACGCTCGTATGACTCGACTAAAAAGTGCGCTTCACGTCGGCGGTACTCTCATCGTCGCTGGCTAGAAAGGGTCTTGGCCCTTGCTCAGAAATCTCGGCACTCTCGCCGTCATTGGCTGGAGAGCGAAACGCTCAACAATCCCGGTACTCTCGTAGGCCTCGGCTCGCTCATAAATGATGGTACTCTCGACGGCCTTGGCTCACCAAGGTTGGTACTCTCGCATACTCTGGCTCTCATTCGCATCCGGCTTCCGCTCACCGAACATGGCACACTCGTCAGTCCTGGCTCGCTCTGTTTGTACGGTACTCTCAATATCTGCGGCTGGCTCGAGGCTCTCGGGACACTCTCATATTTCGGATTTGCTCGACAGTTGCGGTACGCTCACACCGTTCGGCTCCGATGTCACGGTACGCTCGATATCATTGGCTTGCGCTAGGCAAGAGTGGTACACTCAAGATTCGTGGCTCTGGCTCGGCAAGTGTGGCACTCTCAAGATTTCCGGCTTGGCTCATTGATCTCGGTACACTCCTTTTTCTCGGCTGGAGGCCTTCGGCTCTGATTTGTCGGAACACTCATCTATCTCGGCTCGACCCACCCGGTACGCTCGATTCTTTCGGCTCCGCCGCCTAGGTGCTCTCATAATCCTCGGCTCTAGTTACGCGGTGCTCTCACCGTTCTCGGCTCAGCGATTTCGGAACTCTCTCATCTTTCGGCTCAACTCTTATGGTACTCTCTTCGGGAGTAGCTGCTCATTATTTGCGGTACACTCAAGATCATCGGCTCGCTCATTAATTTCGGCGCACTCTCACCCTACGACTACGTCAATGGTCTGGGCCAGTTGGGTGGAGCAAGATAGTGGGTGTGGAGTCCGGTTCCGGTTGCCACCGCAGCACCCTCGCTAAAGATGTACGGCATTTCTGGGGGGCGCTGATAATGGATCTCGTACATGACGTGATGGAG